ATCCAATACGATAGATTCATTGTTTCGTGAGTAAACTTACTAACAACCTTTTCTGTGATTTCTACATTGTAATCACCATAGATCAACTTTAGATTTTCTACCTTAAAGTAGAATTCAAAGTCTGCATCGGTATCACCCAAATCGACCGAATAACTATTTGAGGTATCGTCGTTCTTGTCGAGCGCAACAAGTTCCATTCTACCATCATTAGACCGCACGGCAATATCAGGAAGTTGCAGAACAGATGCTGCCTTTTGCAGTTCTGTAAAGTTCTTTTGGGTTAACTTGAAGTTTACCACACCAGCAGGCATTTGAATCTTCTTTGTGGGTGTGGTCAACAACTTTGGTTCACAATAAAAATACTTAACAGAAGAACCATTTGAACCAGAAATAACCACATACTTTTGGTGGAATTCAAATTCAGGATCAGTAAACAAACTCACAGTTCCAAGGAACTTGTTAAGATCCCAAACACCAAACTGGGTATCGAATGTTTCGTCCACAGTCGCTTCTGCTAGAACATTCTTTACTGGGGAAATCGTAGTAATAACATTACCGGGATTCACTAGGATGTTGGAATTGATTGACGCATAATTCTTGAGGATATCAAGAGTTTTCTTTGAGAGTTTAATTGTAGTTGCTGTAGTCATTGTATAGATTCTCCTTTAGACTTCTCTGTAATATACTCCACACTCATACGATTTTCAATTTCTTTTTTCCGACTATTTTGTATTTCAGCAGGTTCTTGACTAGATGGTTTATATGGTTGGAATCCAGGCATTTCCAAAGGACACCAAACCTTAGGATAATCCAGTTTGCCATAGTTTTCCTTACCATCAATAGTCAAATCTGTTAATTGCGTTCCTTGCTTATCCCCACAACCACAAGCACCGCAATAGTATGAATTTGCAAATTTTGCACTTTCTTTACGCTGCGAACATGGTGGTAAACTATCATCACCATGACAACTCAATTTACGAAGTACTTTGGTTTCGGGTGTAGTTTTTTTGTTATTTAATCCTCTTGATTTAATGGAGGATGCTAATGCAGTTGCTTTTTCTATTAATGTTTTTTGACGCAACATTTCTTGTTGCTTCATATGGTTTAAATTAATATCTTCTGGATTCTCCATAATCAATCTCCATTAAAAATCTTGAATGTCATTCATAAGATTCTTCAAACCCTTTTCAACAAAATAATTAAAAATCTTGCTGCGATCTGCTGTAATTGGTTTGTTGTATTCCGCAAGAATTGCCTGCTCATACTCTTGAGGTATGTAGGACAGATCTACCAACATTTGGTTGCGGTTCCAGTTACTTAGTAGATCGTTTGGCACATTACCTGTGCTAGACCAAGTGTCCAACTTCTTAGATGATAGTGGCTTTTGTCGCTTACCATCTACTGCAAAAACATCATCATCTGAAAGAATATTTGGAATACCATCTCCAGAATCCCCGCGTACAATGTGTTCAAACAAAAACTTATCGGGGGATTCACAGGTAATAAATCCCTTTTGATTTGGGCTATATTGAACAATATTTGGATATCGCATCAATTGCTTGAAATCTTTATCACCGGAAACGATCAAAATCTTTTCCTGCGTGTGATAATGCTTAGACAAAGTGGCGATAATATCATCGGCTTCACATCGTTCAATCTTCATTGTGCGATATGGCATATTTTCCGCAACTTCATTACGAATCTTAGAAAGAGTTTCAAAAACTTGCTTCCAATAGAATTCATCTTTTGCTTGCGTCTTTTTACGGTTAAACTTATAAAGCGGAAAGATATCTTTACGCCAATAATTACCGGCGTCTTGACAAATTACAAGTTCACCATACTCCTGATGGAATCTATTTCGATAGTAACGATATGTGTTTAAAGTAATATGTCGAATCATATCTTCATCTAACTGATCCGGTGAATCATATTGAGAAAAGATAGATGAAAGTACGATTTGTGTATTGTCAATTAGAATCATTTAATTACCTGTATAATTACGGTATTTTCGTTAAATCTGCCATTCGGGACAGATTCTTTTGTTTTAACAGTTTCCCATGCATTATTAATGGCGCGAACGCCACCAATCATGCGTGAGAGTACATTTTTAGGATCACGAAGTTTCTTTGTTTTTGAAGAACCCTCATCAAAACCAATTAGTGTAGTTCCTTTGATTGTAAAACCATCAACCAATGGAGATGCGTCATACACAGTAAGTGTACGATATTTTGTGTTGAATGCAACTAATTTCTTTGCACCAATAATTTCTCTAGGATCAACTGAATTCAAATTAAACTCAGTGCATTCCTTTTGATACTTTAATTTTGCAATCAATTGTTCTGGCTTCTTCTTTTTCTTCTTTCTTGGTTTGCGAATCTTCTTTGCAAATTGTGCTTGCGCTTGTAATTGCACAACCATGTCTTGATGAAATTGTAAGAACTTCTTGAGTTTTGGCTTACTGATCCAAGAATATGCTTGCTTTAAATCTTCATCTTTACCAGAAATTGCTTCTTCCAATTCTTTAATTCTTGGTTTAAAAGAATCCGCAATCATTTGCGCTTGCATGGACTTTACATCCTTTTTACGAATCCATTCCGTTATTTCAAATTCAAATTTATTCGATGTTGGTTTTGTTAAATAATTAACCAATTCATCTACACGAATTTCAAGTTCGCAGATATATTCAGAAACTTGTTCATTAATTCTGTCTTGAATTGAAACTTTTGGTTTATCGACAACTGGTGCCAAATATTGAACTTTAGATCCCTCTTTGATCAAATTATCAATATGAGTTTGAACTAGTTTCTTCTTTGCTTCGGGCAGTGTTACGCCATTGTTAGAAACGCGACAATATGCACCAACACACCGAAAGTCAAAACTTACGGTTGATGCATTTTCTACCTTCTCCTGATCGCTTTTAGTGTATTTGTTTTTCTTCAAATACTCTAGAGTGGCTTTGCGGTAGTCTTTTTCAGACCAATTATAATTATACCAATTCAAAGCCTTTTGAATTTGCCAAATTAGTTCACTATCGTCCGTAATCTTCATGGCGGCAATGTTTGGCTCACCACCAAGTAATACAGATTCAACAGTATCACCCCTACCGATGGACTTGTAGCGTTTCTTGCTCATGGACTATAGTGTATCAAGTGTTGCTCTGTTGTCAAGGTTTATAGAAAACAAATACTGGTTCGTATTTGTGAAATCTACCATTAACCTTACAATAATTTTTACACTTCGGTAAACCATCTTCACCCACACGATTCTGACCAGGCATGTTTTCCAGTGCCATCTTTAATGTAAATTTGTATTCCATACCCAAAGACTCTAGTATTTTTCTAGAATCTTCTTCTAATGGAAGGTAATCACCACTTACCAATAAGTCAGCAATATTCCATAAAAGATACCTATCATTCTTTAAATAAGAAACACAGGTTTCTAGTGTTGGTCTTAAAAACCCATCTCGCCAAGAATCATATGAAGAAAATTTCTTATATGATTGATTCTCATCTTCAGAATATGCTTCTCTGTTAAAATACGGTGGTGAAGTAAATACCAAATCTACTTTGCCTTTGTATTGTTGGAAGTTGGTGTTCTCAGAAATGACTTCAGAGCCAAGCTGATATAGATCGCAAGTATTAGTTGAAGAAAAGAAGGGATTCGCTCTATATGTTTTTGTATTATAAAAATCTGCAATAGCATGGTACTTAGAAGAGTGACCATCACATTGCCAATTTTCGGGATTAGGATCAGTTCCAACATAGTGTACATTCCTGTCATCGCGGATAGACATTGCTCCTAAAATTCTACCACCCCAACCACTAGATGGATCGTAAATTACAATACGATCTTGATCTTTGCAGTGTTCTGTAAACCTTTCATACAAATACTTAGCAGTCATCGGTGGAAAGTTAACTGCGGGTTGAATATAACCAATACGGAAAGATGCAAAACCGGCAGGGAAAACTCTTTCACCCTTCTTATACAGACGAATGGCATACAATTGATCGTCTGGTAAATTCTCATGATCAAATGTGGAATAATGCCGATATGACATCTTGGGCTTCCACTTTTCAAACTGCTCTTTTGTCAGTTGAAGAATGTTAGACTGCTCAAGTTGAAAATAACTACTGCTTGCACCTTCGCGGGGAGCCACTTGTTCCAACATGAAATCGTAACCAGTAAATACGGATGGACTATTAAAGAACGCTTCCATCCATTCGTCACCAGAACCCACATCTACAACAGAATACTTCTTATCGTGCTTGATTGTAGAAAGGGCGTGCTTATAGAAAGAATCGCGGCGCAAATGACGCATAGTACCACGAATCATTCGCGGCAGATATTTGTCATCTGCAAACATATCGTAAATAGAATATCCGGTATCATTCGCAGAATAATTGATTCTCGTCTTGAACATATTTGAGAACCACTGATCGACTTCTACACCGATGCGGGATTTATTTACAATTACATCATCAGGAACATTAGATAGTTCATCTGAATGTGTAAATTCATGAACAGGATATTGTCCCAGTTGATTAAACTGATCGATTATATCTTGCTCGTCTTTTCCTGTTCTTGGAGGACAACCATATGTGTCCCACGAATTTAGAATTGCTTTACGCATCTCGATTACCCACTGCTCAAACTCCTTTGGAGTCATTGCAAGTAGATCCTCAAAGTAAACATTTACATCTAGATTATTAATTACGTGGTCATTACGCTCGTAAAAGGGTTTCTTTCCCACCTGTAAATCACTCCCGGCAGTTTCCCGCCCATCCACGATATTGTTCCCACTTCCTGAAACCCGTGCTTCAGGTAGAACTTTATTGCTCTTTCGTTGTTTGCTCTGACTGATAGCCATACATCGGTTCCTGCATATTGTAAAAATTGATTCAAAACTTTAGATGCGCTTCCGTTACCTTGTGATCCCGCTGCAATCTGATGCAGCATTGTGTGACCTTTTGGAACGGTCAAGTTACCCAACTTGACATCCTTTTTATATAGGCTAAAGGTGATTACAACATTATCCTCGAAAATAGTATTCTTTGCAACTATTTTTCGCGTAACATAATCTTGCCGTATATGAGGAAAGTATTCCTTGTGTTGCTTGAATATTTCCATGACTTCTTTTAAATTGTCTATTGTCGCCAGATTCATAGTATCTTACTGAAATTGTTTCTTTTCACAAATACAATATGATCTTGGAATTTATCTTGAAGAATTTCTTTGGACTTGTGGGAGATTACATAAACATTTGTTCCCTTATCCAGTCCCTTTAGAATGTTCAAGAACGCTTCTGTGGCAGAATCATCCAGACTACCATCCATAACTTCATCAAAGATCAGTAGATTGCAGTTGAGAGAATTCTTTAATTGTGCAATATAACGCCATGCAAACAATAAAGCCAAGTCAATCTTGCGCTTTTCTCCTTCACTAAAACTATCATAAGTGAAGATATCGCGGTAACGACTCTTAATGGTTTCTTCGAACGACTCCCCCAGTTCAAACTGCACAAAGAAGTCCATCTTACCAAGATAACCATTAATTACTTTGTTCATGATTGGAAGATAGTGCTTGATGATCTTGCTCTTAATTCCGGTATCCTTAAGGAGCAGAGCAGCAATAGAATAGTAATGAAGATCGTCAGACATTTCCTGACGAAGTTCTGTTTCCTTCTTCCCCTCTTCGACGATTGAATTTAGTTTTGCATCTTCTGCGGTAAAGTCAACAGAATCATCTTTGTTCATTTCCTTTTGTAACTTAGAAATAAACTGATTGCAAGCAGAAATTGTATTATTCTTTTCTGCTACTTCTTTTTCAAGTGCAAGAATTTGCTTTCCAATCTTGCGATCTTTTTCAATCTCAACTTGAAGTTCAGAAATCACTTTGTTTAGTTCTTCAACTTTAGAACTAAGTTCAGATTTGTTAGTTTCCAAACCACTTACAATTCCTGTTTTGTGTTCTTCTGATAGTTTTTGTTTACAGAGAGTGCATTCTTTATTCTTTTGGTAATAAGTAATTTCTTTGTTTATTTTACCAATCTGTTCATTCAAATGTGATACTTGATATGAAACTTTATTCATTTCATCTTCATCTCCAGCACTAGTTTCTGTAGAAAGATTGTCGATTGCTTGAGATAATTTTTGAATATCTTTTTGCAGATCAGAAATAGTGTTTTGATTTGTCTCTATTTCTGCTAAGATTTTATCTTTGGATTCCTTGCTCTTCTCCTGAAGAACCTTAATGTGATTCTTCTGTGCTTTTGCTCGTTCCATGAGAATAGCAAGACGGTGTTCAGTATCTTTGATTCCGTCTTTTGCGGTGGATACTTTTGCTTTAAGCAGAGTATTCATTACAGAAAACACATCAATATCCAAAAGATATTCTACAATTGATCTGCGCTCTGCTGCGGCTAAACGCATAAATGGAACATAGTTTGTGCTACCAAGAATTACAACTTGACAAAAAGACTTATGATTCATTTTGAGAATCTGCTCTTCAAGCATTTTTTGATAGTCTTTGGATTTTGAATCTTGATTTAAAAGATTACCATCCTTATAAATTTCAAAAATCTTTGGTGCTAAACCGCGCACAATTTTATATTCTGCATTACCAATAGTAAATTCAATTTCTACCTTACAATCTTTTTGATTGATGCTATTTGCAAGTTGTGGAATATTGATATTTCTGTATGGTTTTCCAAACAATACAAATGAAATAGCATCAAGAAAGGTTGTCTTTCCTGCACCATTTTCACCACTAATAAGTGTAGATTTGTTTTTTGTAAGATTTAATTCTGTAAAACTATTTCCAGTTGAAAGGAAATTCTTCCAACGAATCTTAGTAAATGTAATCATAATTAATGTTCGTGTTTCTTAGTACCACCAAGAGTCTTTCTTCTACGCAAAGAAATTCTTCTCTTTCTTAATGCACGACCTCTTTTGCTCTTTGATTTTCTGGCAGCCCGTCGAGCGCGGCGACGCATTTTTGCTAACTCGGAACTTTTTCTACGAGCGCACCGTCTACTTATTTTCTTTTCACCGGGCTTACATCTAAAGATGACTTTTCTTTTTCCACCTCTGACTACAATTTTACGCTGTGCAACACCCTCGTCAAGCAAAATATCCAAAGAAGAATCCATAAACTCTTCAAGCAATTCTTCAACTGGATCGTATACTAAAAAATTACTAGACAATAAATCAAAATCAAAATGGTTTTCTTCCAAAAACAATTCAACCATTTTGGTTTCATCTTCAGTGTCTACTGTAATTATATTTTCTACTACTGTAATCATGTTTGTACAGTATTTATGTTGCTCACACCTTCTGCGTACCAAGATGGCACATTTCCTGTCTTCCATTTTGCAAATCTAGATTTTTCATAAATGTAATAATCACGATATGCCCGAACTGCATCAGAATTTTTATACTGATCAGGCATCGCTTGAGCAAAAGGCGGCATGGTAGCATTCGGTATATTTTTCGGACAATGTGCCAAACTATATTGAATCATATTGTCATAACAATGAATTTTGTTATAACGGGCTTGATATACCTTTAGCATTTCGTGGGTGTGTTCCCACAACCAGTAATAGGATTCCGTGCTTGCTCTGGCCCATATGGTGCATGGATGGTTTATCATGGTGCATCGCAAAAAAGTAAATCCTGGCTTATTTACTTCCCATGTCTTAAACTTTCTTCCGTTCTTTGTAGTTCTTGTAATTTCATTACCATCCAAAACATGATGGGCAGTAGACATGAGTTGACAAGACTCCAAAATCATTTTAACTACGTGCTTATCGCACATCATTTGTGCCGCATTACGAGGATTATTATCTAATACAAAAATATTCATATTTCTTGTGAAGAAAGACTTTCCAAATAAAGTTCGTGAATAATCTTCTTTAGTTTTTCTTTATTCTGAACTTCTTGCATCCCATCAATTTCGTTATTGATGATGGATACCGTATCCAATGATGCATCAACTTTATCAACCGAAAGTATATCATTGTTTTGCTCTTCCGCAACCGTTAAGTTTGCTACTTGAGCGCCATAAAGACTATCCATAAATCTATCAAAAATGTATGGTTTAGTTTTTGTTTCTACAATAATTTTTACAAACTTGTTCTTATATTCTGTGAAATCAATTTTCATGGGATCTTCGTCTTTATCATTATAACGAAGAACATAGAACATTTTGTTTTTATTAGGAATAAATTCCATGACGCGGGTATCTGTGTCAAACACATGGAAACCTTTGCGTTCATTAACATCACCAAATGTTATTTGATAAGGTGTACCAAGATATGAGATATTCTTGTCTGTTTGCTTGCAATGAAAGTGACCAGAATATACATGTTCAAACTTTGAGAACAAAGATGGATCGGTTCCTTCTTCGTGCTTAACTCCACGCAAAACTTGATACCCGACAAACTCAAAATGACCAAGAACAAAATCCGCAGAAGTATTTTTAATAAACTGCAAACTTTGTTCACTATTTGCTTTATTTAACCACGGAACAAATACAAAATCAACTCCACTGAAGTTTACCTTTGCTGGTAAAAAATCGTATATCTTGAAGTCTCCGTCAAACAATTCTCGAAGAGAGTTAACATCATTAGTATTTCTAAAATAGGTATCATGATTACCCGCAATACAATGCATTTCGTAGTTGCCATCTTTTAATTTGTCTATAAACCTCTTACGAACTTGATTTAATGTATGAAAATTAACAAACTTGCGGCGATCCATAAGATCACCCAAGTGAATTATTGTCTTAATGTTGTGTTCTTCCAAATATGGGAAGAATTGATTTTCAAAAAAGTCTAAGAAGTGATCCAAAAATAATGGAGCATCATTTCTAGCACCAAAATGAGTATCAGCCAAAAATGCTATTTTCATTCATCCTCCATTATTAGACTCTTGCGATTTTTCTTTTTATTCTTTGGCTTTTTGGGTGTCTCTTCATCTAATGTTTTTAAATAATTTTCTTCATCTTCACTTATACCCATATGCTTTAAGTATTCAGATAAATCACCTTTTGTATCCAAAGACTTTAGGTATTTGTATTTAATTAATGTTTGTTTCTTCTCTTTTTGAATTCTACGCAAGAACGCATAGTAAATTATTTGGGTAAAGTAAGAAAAGGGATTATTCGATTTGGTGGGATCAAAGTTTGAGCAATACATCAAACAATTCTCTACCCCATCCCCAATCATATCATCTTTAAAAGGGTAGTTCATAAAGTTTGGTTTCTTTGCTAAATTTTCAGCAATTTCCATAAAGCACTGACCAATATACGGAGTTACTGGTGGTATGGGATCTCCAACCTCTTTTGATTCATTTACTTTTGTTTTCCATTCAACCATTTCATCAAAAAACATTTTATTGTTGATGTAATGTGATTTCTTTTGAATTTCTTCAATTACTTCTTCAGGAAGAGGCTCTTCTATAACTTCTTCTTGCTTCTTCTTTTTCTTTTTGTTCTTCTTCATAATGTTCTCCGCATGTGGGTATGATACTACAACGCTCACATAAAGCAAGCGATTTCCTATATTTTTCTCTTGACAGATTTGCGAAACCCCTTATAATTCTCTGTGCCGGTGGATACCGGGCCCTGCAATATATTACTTGAGGTAGTCTTGGGGATCTGACGACCAATCGTCAAAATTATTTCCAAACCCCTGATCTTCTGATAAATCATCTATCATTTCTTCATCAGACATCTCTTCGGGTAATTCATTATCAGAAAAGTCGGGTCCAATTAAATCTATTCCCTGCGATTCTAAAAATTCAATCAATTGTTTAGCGACATCCATTGGTAAATTTAAATTAAAATTTGCCATATTATTTGGGATGTTCTTTGGTGTTGGTGTGGGTAATCCAGGCATTCCAGGCAACATTGGCATTATGTTTGGATTTACTGGAGGCAAACTTTTATCCTTTGATTTTAAAAGTTTGTATATCTCCGGAGCGTCTTGTTTTATCTTTTCCATCTCATAACAATTCAATAATAGAACATCGGGTTTCCATGATGTCATAATAGAATTTAATGGTACTTCTATATCAGTATCGGCTGAATACTCCGCCCAATTTTTTAATAAAAGAACTTCGGTAGAATTCATATTCTCATCCATCATCATTACTGTCTTAAATGCCATAGGTCTATGGAGAAATATTGATTTTTCGGAAGTAGAACTTATTTCCGTAATAACGCTATCACCGTTTGTTAGTTTTAGCACTTTATATTCTGAATCCATATTTACTCCTCTATCGATATTACTATTTTACGAAAATCAAACTTTTCGTGTTCATATATTTTAAGTCTTTCACCAAAATGTCTAAGCGTGTGATTTTGATGAGACTTCCAAGACAAATCATCCGCTATATCATACAACTTTGCTTTTTCTTTAAATTCCGATTTTCTAAGTTGTCTTCCAATACTTTGTAACACCCGTATTCTACTCTTAGATGGAGATGAGAATACAATATTATGTAGTCGTTTAATGGATATACCTGTACTGAATGTACCGTATGATGCTACAATAATGGCGTTTTCTTCCTTCTCTACAATTTTTCTTATCATTTCTCTGTCATCTGCTTCAGTACCACCATGCACAAAGAATACTTTTTTATTGTTCATCTTTTGTAAAATGTCGTACAATACCTTTCCATGTTTTTCTACAAACTGAAATAGTATTAGAGTATTTCCCTTTAAACTTTCTGCCAGATTACAAATGAATTCGTTTCGTTTTTGATTTTGCACCAACCAGTCAATTTCTTCTGCGTATTTGAATTTCTTACAACTTTGTTTTACTTCTGGTGGATAATTTAAAACAATACAATCAATATTTAATTTGGATAATAATTCCTTATCCATCAACTCTTTTGTACTGGTGACTTTGTGGACTCTTCCAAACAGTCCTTCTATTACTAGTTTATGGGTGAATGTTCCATCCAAAGTACCAGTTGTACCGATGCGATAAGGACAACCTGTAAGTTTGGTCATTATCGCTGTTAGTGATTTTGATTTAAACAAATGGCATTCGTCACCTATTACTACTTCGAATTCGTCGAAGTAAGTTTTTGGCATCTTATAAATGCTTTGCCAAGTTGAGATTACTATTTGCTTGTCTGTTTCTTTTTCTTCTCCACCATGTATTTTGTGACAATACTTCCGCAGTTTCCATTCGGATGTTTTTGAATATTCAAAGAAATCCGAATACATTTGTGTAACTAATGAAATAGTTGGAACAATGATTAGTATTTTCTTTTTAGGGTTGATTCTATCAAGATAGTATCTTACCAAAGTATAAATGATAAGACTCTTTCCGGAACCAGTTGGAGAAAGCAAAAGACATCTATCATTATTAATTGCATGACAGATGCCTTCTACTTGGTGGTCGTGAAGATTAAATGGGATATTTAAAAGTTTTGCAAACTTTACGACTTCATCAGGAGTAATCGAATTTTTCTTTGGAGTTTCGCGTCTCTCAATGTTATACGATCTATCTTTTGCAAATTGGATGACATAATCTTCCAATCCGGCATAGATTTCTTGCTTATAGATGTTGTACAGTTTGATCTGCCCATCCCACATTTTATTCCTAAACGCAGGCATGAATTTATGACCAGGTACTTTGAACGTGAAAAAATCGGAAAGTTCTTTAGCATATCCTTTTTCACACTTTACCTTGATATAAACAGAATCAACTGGTTCAATTATTAAATCACTCATGTCCTATTATTTAGGACAATTATGATTCTCCATTTATGAACTTACGCCAAGTGATAGCATCTCTGATATGATATTGGCGATTAGAAATCATTTTAATAATTGATTCTAAGTAGTTTACTTTCTCTTCTTGTACAAATACTCTATCTCTTTTTTGATTCAGATCCACATCCGATTCCATATACAATTCAACATCTTGCTTTAGAATACGCAACTGAAATGGCTCCCAATTAAGTTCCTTTAGTTGTTCCTCTGACATTTTGCCAGTATAGTATTCCCACTTTAATTTTAAAAGTTGTCCCAGTTCATTTTTCCATTTACGTAGTACAAGTTTCTCATCGTACAGCATATTTAAATATTTACCATGTAACTGGGGAATGCGTAGAGACTCCGTATCCAGTTCGGATTCGTTAAACTTCAAATCAACTTCCGCCATCTTTTTAATATCATCAAATAGCATAAAATCTCCTATGGGGAGTATATCACACATCAAGTAAAAAGCAATTAAATGTTCTGTCTGAGGGTTTCTACTGTAAACCCGCTGTATGCAAATGTTACTCCAGCAATCGCAGGATTAATATCACTAACAGTACTGTCTAGATCTAATCCAGATATTGCCAAAGGAAAACAATCTCTATATGTGAAATGCAATAAACCTAAAGACTTACTGTTCATCACTATTATTGAAATATCAGAAAATCTTTGTGTTTCTTGAACTTGATTATTGAATGTATCAATTGGCGTAATTGTTCGTAACCAATTATACAATTCTAACCAATTAGACATATCCTCGTTTACAATGAATTTAACATTTAAATCATCATGCGTTACCTTGCCTGGAGTCCTCTTTATATCGGTGGCAAAGGGACTAGGCTGCGATATAGGACTAGATTGGATACCGGGTAGGTTGATTGACTGACAGAAATAAACTATATGAGGAGTTCTATGCAATACCATTTTATATTCGTTCAACTGCATTGGGTTGATCGACTTTGGCTGTCTTTGTATTGCGTTTGTTATTAGATTGCTCATAATAGTATCTATAAAAGAATAAAGGGTTCCTTTCGGAACCCTCTACTCGTTAGTTTACACACTAATTATTAGTTAGTGGTTGGGTGATATGTAGCGTCGTTACCGTGGAGGTTGTCAACTCGGAAGATGCGGTAGTATTGATTGCGTCTGCGGGTCAATACTTCTGCGTCTGGGAGGTTGCTTCCATTGAGAACATATGGGTTACTTACCATACCATAACGGGTCTTGAAACCAATCTTTGGTTGGAATGTACCTGTATCAACGGCTCTTACCATTTGCAATGGAACGTATGGGCAGTAGAAGAGACCAGCGTCGTATGGACTTGTTCCCTTATATCCTACGCATACGAAATTGATTGGTGAGAAGGTTTCTGTGTGGGTTGGCATTGAATATGGATCAATGTAAACCTTGATGCGTCCACCGTGGAGTGTACCAGCGAAGGTGTTACCATTAACGTCTGTGTTAAGAGCACCACTGAATGCTGGAGAGAAGTCGAGCAAACCACTCATACTGAGGGCAGCAGCAACGTCTGGACTTGTGATGATAAAGTTACCCTTACCACGACGAGTCTCAGCACCTACTACGTTGCACTCGCGCTCGATTTGGAAGGTCAAACCACGGAACTTTTCAGCACTCCAACGTCCATCGGAGTCAAGTTCTAGGTTATATGTACCACCACCTGCGGCACCATTCAAACCACCACCTGTAGCCTTACCGGCGAGGTCGGCTTGTTGGCAACCCAACTTAGCGACATCATAGATTTGACGAACCAACTCGCGGTTGATTTCAAACATGATTTCAGTTGAGAGGATGTTAGCCAACTCTGTCTCAGCGTCAAGTCCGTGAACGGCCTTGAGGTCTTGAGCGAGTTCTGTTGTGTACTCTGCCTTGAGGGCGCGAGTCTTGGCTGTAACGGCTGTCTTTTCGATTGTGAAAGACATTTCGTTAAAGTTATTTGTACCATCTCCGAGTTTTTCACCCTTAGATGTGGCAAATCCACGACCGGCTTCGAAGCGTCCATCGGTTGAACCGGCGTCATCTTGGAAGATATCTCCCATGTCACCAGCAGCACCAGTTTCACCGGACCAACTTGTGTTGGCTTCCTTGAACAGTGCTTCACTGGCATTACCAGCGCGGGCACCAATTGTTCCTGTACCAGCGTTTTGATACTTTGTCTTCATTGCGAAGATCAAGCCGGTTGGGCCGTTCATTGGTTGAACACCAGCGATGTCGTAAGCCATCAAATTTGGCATAGCGCGACGAACCAAACTGATCATGATTGGATCGAATGAATCGATACCAGTACCAGTTGTTGAGGTTGCACCGGCTTCAAACCCACCAATGTTACCGAGTCCTGTACCGGCAATACCTTGGTATGATTCGCGGAGGGCGCGCTCTTGGTTCTCCAAGAGGATTGTTGTTACAGTCTTCTTATAACTGTCCTTGATTTCTGGCAATGCCTTGTGCTCAAGGATTGGTTGCCACTTCTTGCGGGCAGATTCTGTGATCATTTGACGATTAGGGTCCATTTTTCTTTGCTCCTTTAAACCTTTTTGTCTGAGTTTATTTATAATTTCTCAATTTTTGAATTAAGATTTTAGTGTTCTGTTAATTGTGTTTGAATAAAGTTCCATGAGTGGAGAGAGTGTTTCTTGCTCTGGCTCATCTTCAGTTGCTTGTTCCAAAAGTGTAATTTGTTCATTTACTTTTTGAACATTCTTTGGTGCAACTTTTTTACTTCCAGAAACAACACCTTCAACCAAGGTCTTTACTTTACTGCGGAAATCTTCTTCTCCAGAGTATTCAAGATTTTCTGCAATCTCTCTTGCTTTTTCTGCTTGAAGAACAGTCAAACCTCTTGTTTCTTCAGCAAATACTCTTTGAGCAGTTAGTAAACTGATTTCTTGATTGAGAACTACGTTCTTTTCAATCTCTTCGTTTATTCTACCTTCAAGAGTTTCGACTGCTTCTGAAAGTTCAGCAAACAAATCTACTTTCTCTTCTGGGATTTCAACATAAGATTCTGCAAAAAGATTCTTCAAACCATTGATGAAGTCTTCTGCAATTTCAGTTCTTAAACCATTTTCAATGGCAACTGCATTTTCTTTTGCCCACTCTTGAACAACATAAGCCAAATAATTATCAAGTTGTTCTACCAAAGCAGACTTTACAGTTTCTACTTCTTCTACCAACTTTTCTTCAAATTGTTCGACTAATGCTTCTGCAATTGTTTCAACCTTTGAAGCAACTGCGGCTTCGTAAATTGAAGCGGCGTTCTTTACAAAATCTTCAGATAGTTCTTGTGAACCGAAGATTGCTGTAATATCAGAAGCCAATTGTTCGCTGGTCATTTGTGGTGCTTGTGGGGAAGTGAAAGATGGCTTCATGTTGAGGGTTGCAGCCAATGCACCTGCATTTCCACCAGTTGGTTGGATGATTTGTTCGCCACCACCATGTGCATCTTTTACACCACCACCCAAGGCATCATGAACATGTCCACTGCCCTTTGTTGGTTGTGGTAATTGACCTTTAAGGGAGATTGAAGCGGCAGCAGATGTAGTAGCAGAACCCTTCATGGCATTACCAACTGCTTTAGCAACTGGAGCCTTGTCCTCTGCTTCTTCTTCGCCTTCTTCTTCCTCACCAGCTTCTTCTTCCTCACCGGCTTCTTCTTCTTCGCCTTCTTCTTCCTCACCGGCTTCTTCTTCTTCTTCGCCTTCTTCTTCCTCGTCCATTTCTTCTTTTTCTTCGACGAGTTCATATGTATCGAATAAATCTTTTACGATTTCTTCTGCAATTTTCTTGGGGTCCATTTGTTAAATCTCCTTGATTTGTCGCTCAGTTATTTATACATTTCACAATTTAGATAAGAAATCGCGGAATACTTTTAATTTGGCTTCTTCCAAGTTTCTTGATCCTGCTTTTTCAATTTGTTTTTTGTAATTCTCAATGATTGTTGGTTTGAAAACACCATTGTCCCAAACCCATTCTTTACCTTCCATGATGCCGTCTACGAATGCGTTTGGTGCAGAGGGATCTGCAACTACATCGACAGCGGCAAGCATGAAGTCTTTTTGCACATAATTGACTCCATTACGCTCAGCCAATGAACCCATACCACGGGTAGACACTCCAAGTTTAGCACCTTCATCAATAAGGTTTTGTACAATTCTACCATATGGGGTGTCCATGATCTTTGCATTACCCATTACTTGACTACCCTCCACATGAAGATCTTTGATCATGTGGCATACTCTTTCTAAATTAACAGTTGGTCCTTCTGGATGTCCAAGTTCACCCAAAGCGCGACTATTTTTTACAAAGGTATCATTGTATGTTTGTACAGCCATCTCCATGACTGGTCCTTCGTAAAATCGTTGATTCTTGTTTACCTTATTGGACTCTGCGAAAACACCACGAATGAAGTAAGACTTCTTACCACCCTCTGCGGCTTCAGAAACATATTGAATGTCTTGTTGTCTTGTTTCAGTAATAAGTTTCATCTATATTACCCCTTTTTCTTTGCGTTCTTTTGAGCAAGAGCAATAATGTCTCCACGGGTAATCTTATCATGTGGTGCTCTTACTGCTGCTAATTGCTCTTTAGATAGTTTCTTTTTTTCCTCTTGTACTTCTTCTGGAGGATTCATCATGACACCAGCAACGGTTTGCTTTGCGTTGTTCATATACTCTCCTGCTTTTGTGTATAAAGCAGTACGAACTTCTGTTCGGAATTTTTCTAAATTGTTATCGAATAGTGCATCGATTATTTTTTCGCTAGACATAGAATACCTCTTTTTTATTATTTATAGTTTTATTAACTTAGATATGTATCGACTTTGGCTGCCCACTCTGGATACTCTTCTCTGAACTTTTGGATAAAGCGTTGTCTATATGCTATGCTTGGTTCTCCATCATCACGTTTTGCATCCATTAAATGCACATATTTTAACTTTGTACTTCTATCAATATTTAATTCTACTGTGTGTTCTTTTTCTATGTCTTCTTCATTTAATACGGTTTTTAACCCATCTAAATTTTTATACTTTTGTTTATACATTAAAACTGGTAAAAACTCTTCAAATAAAGAAAATAATGCGGTTTGTGTATATGTACTACCTTTTTTATTATTTGCATAAAAAGTCATAAGACTAAACTCATCCAGCAGATCATTTAATAATTTTGTATTGTGTGTATTTTCAAAAAACAATAAAGTTTTATTTGCACATTCTCGTATTAATTCTAAATCAGTTCCACCAAATACTCCCGCATTTAGAGTTCCAAACTCGGAATTTTTCATTGTTAGAATGTTTAATTTTTTAAATTCTTCGGGTATTGCTTCAAAATTATTATTAAACAATAGTACTAAAATGTTTTGGTATAAATCCTTTAACCACCATGAATATTGTTGTGCATATAGATTAGGCAAATTGGTGGGGAAAAATTCTCTAAAAACAACATCACCATCCATGTGTAAAAACGGTTCTCTTTGAACTGCATATGTTTTTATTTTCCCAAGATACAAGTATTTTTTGTTTATACCATCTAATGTCAAATTAACTCTACTGTATGGTAAATTTAATGCACCAACTAAAATATCTGCACCCATAGCATCAGTATATAACTCAAATTGATCGGAATGTTTAGAGGCAGATAAAAAAGACCAAACCCAACAATACCAATGAACTCTTCTTTTGGATAGACTGTCTCCCCATTTTTTTGAGTTTATTGCTTCTTTAGTGTTTTGTGTATCATCAATATTAGTTGAAAAACTGTGTATCAATTTCATAATTAAATTAAACTCCACCGGGCGCCACAATTATTCCGGGATAATGATAACCATTATAATAATAACAATAGAAAGAACTAATGCAATCTGCACAATCACTACTCGATGGACATTCCCCACCAAGCGCCGCAATTGCACCAGCACATGTACCATTTGTGCATGCCTTTAAAATTTCTATTGCTGCTGCTTTTGCTGCTTCGCAATCAGAGCAACCTTCTGGACTTGTGCATCCCGCAAAATCGCCGCAATTTTCACCCGGTGGACAAAAACAAGTAACGGTTCCTTCGCAAGATCCAGCACCAGTTTTGTCTTTGCAGTCTGATTGTTTTGTACAATCAGACTCACCCCCTAAAGGGATTCCCTGCGAGGACCACGCTCCTTCAGAGTAAAAATACATTACTCCATTTGTTGCATCGATGAATATATCTCCATCAGTAACTTCATCGCAATTTGATATTGGATTATTGCAACCACCATTACATTCATTTTCATCTCCAGGCAACGGCGCACCGGATGGTTCTATTCCATCTGCACAAATAGTAGATCCCTGATCTGCTATTGGTGGTGCTGTTGGTGGTCCTTCTGGACCACAATCTGGATTGTAATCTGCCAAGATATCATACAATCCATTACCAGTTCCACCTCCAACAACATCGAACCAATCATCCAATCTTGCAGTTTCTGCACCACCATATATTTGTTGGGTTGGTATAAAAATTAATTGGTTGGAACCGCCTGTTCTTGCCGAAGCAGCCACAGAACTTCTATTTTCTTCCGTTAGTGTAGTACCTAGAACGGATTGTGTGTATTTACCAAAATCCCATTGCTGCGATGAATAACAAATACCATTAGATTTATAACCATTATATACAGTTCTATGTTCATAGTGAGTGTTGCCTGTTGTACACCCATCCGCTAATGGTACTGTAGAATATCCGCAACCATTAACATCTCCTATAACATAGTACTCATCTGTAGTAAAAAATCTTTTCTTAAATTCGTTTAAATTTGCACCACTACCAGACGCTAATGGATTTCCTCCACCATTGCAAGTTGGACCAGGTGCTCTACTAACAACATAACCTGTTGCATTTTTTAAACAATCAACTGATATTTTACCTTCTGGTGGTTTTGGTGGTCCTCCCAAATAACCACAGAATATTCTTGATCCTCCGGCACCCGGTGGTCCCTGTGGTCCGGTAGGTCCCTGTGGTCCAGCAGGTCCAGCGGGCCCTCGTGGTCCCGTTCCCCCGGTTTCACATTCTGGAGTTGGTGCTACGAATTCTTCATCACAACCAATTAAATTTGATGTACAAGATTCCCCTACATTTATACCCGTAGTTCCTGCTCCGTACAGTTCTCCGGCTAACGTAAGATTTTCAATAATTTTTGCTTCTGTGTACTCAATTTTATTTATTTGATAGACATCAATTGCATTACTTCTTTTAAATGCAATCTTTGTAGGAAAAGAACTTACAAATATTTTAAAATTGTTTGCCATATTAAGCAGTAATATTTGGATTAAATGTCATTTTTCCTTGTAACATTCTTATAACAAATCCACTTGTAGTTATATTATTTGGATTTGAATTATAAACTCCTAACCTATATTCAAGTTCAATGTCATATAGATATTTACCCAAAAACAAAGAAGTATTTGCATTAGGTATAATTAAATTGGCATTATAGTCAGTTCTATTATCAAAAAGTTTCATTTTAATTGCACCCGCACCAGAACCAATAGGAGTACAAGATCCTGGATTTGAATTATCCACTACAAAATTTGTATCATCTTGTTGTACAATTATTTCATCTGTTGCTGTTTTTCTAACTGCTTTGTAAATTCGTTGACCGTTAAGTTTTTGACAACCTTTGTTATCTTTCACTTTCATTCTTATGGTAAGAAAAGTTCTATCAACCCAACTAGCAGATGTTGTTACATTTTTTAACCAACCAAAAGAATCAGCATTTTCTGGATATGCTAATTTAATTTCTTCAGGAACATCAAAATTTACTGAAGTATTTGCACTATTCCAAAAAGAAGCACCATTTGCTGGTAAAAAATTAAATAAACCGCCAGTTGGTTTTAATATTTTAAAGGATGTGACGAAATCAGATCCTTGTTCTACACTAAATTCATAAAAGGCTGCTGGCATCGTAATCTACTCCCGTTGATTGCTGTGGTGCAACTGCTGTTGGTTGACTTGGTGCAGATGCTCCTGCTCCAGGCGCACCGCCAGGAACACCCATAGTTTGTGCTGCCAATTGCTCGGCGCGCATTTGTTCTTCCATTTGCTTTTGTTCTTGTATCATTTTTTCTTGTTCAATTTGAGAATCAATCAATTGAATGTCTTCGTCTGTTTGATGAAGAATATTCTTTCTAATCCATTCTTCCGAGAAATACTTACCAGAATAATCGGAAACTTCTCTCAAAATTGCCATTCTGTCTTTTAGCACTTCAGATTGCTTAGATTCTAAGAACATTGAATCCGTTGAAAATTCAAAACGAATGTATTGACAAATCTTATTCCATTCGTCAATATCTACTATTCCTTTTGCAATCAATTGAGTTCTCATAAAGTTTAAGAACAACTCTGAGAACCGAGAGCGAAGGCGAGAAATGAATTTAGCAAACTTCAATTCATCTCTGCTAATATCCGCCGCTCTACCCATGTTAAATCCATTGTCTGCTTCTAAACGAGACATAGGAATATTCAAACTTCTAAACAGTTTCTTTTGGAAGTATTTTACATCTTCCATTTCACCTAGATTTTGACCACCGGATAGTGTTTGAATTTCTGTTCCCTTACCACCTTCACGACGGGGGAGCCAATAATCTTCCAACATACTCAAGTGTTTTCTGTCGTCGCGGATTTCACCAGTACCGGCATCGTATGTAATCTTATTGCGATAACGCAACATGATGTCTCTTAGATACTGCTCTGCTTTATTTTTTGGCAAAGAACCAACGTCGATATAGAATATTCTACGCTCTGGTGCTCTTGACCAACGATAAATTACGGTAGCATCTTCGACCATTCTTAATTGGTTCAATGGTTTAATTGCTTTATGAAGATAACTTACTACTCTTTTTGTGCCGTAATCAAATAAACCAGAGTGGCAGTAATTAATGGAGTCGGGAGATAACTTGATACCTTGAGTGGTATCATACATGTTAAATCTTTCTTGAACGGTGTACAAATAATATTCTTCTACACCATCAATAACATCAACACCATTTACTTTTTGTTTTTTCTTTATTTCTCTTACTTTTTTAATTCTAAGAGGATCTACTTGTCGTACTTCTTTTATTCCTTGTCGTGGATCATCTTCCAGAATAATGTGATAATATAACCTACCATCAATATACCAGCGACGAACAATCTCATAACACTTTCTATTGAAATCCAATAAGAATAAAATGTGTTTAAATTCGTCATATAAAACTTTTTTAACTTCTTCTGGAATAATACTAGAATCTACTTTGTCTATATTTAATTTAATAAATGTACCAGAAGCATCTTCGGTTATTACTTCATTTACGATGTCGTCTATTCCCATTTCAACTTCAGCATGAAGACTCATTTCACGATACTTTTTAACCAAATCTACATCAGACTTGACAGTACCATCAAGATCTACATACCAGCCTTGAAAACCACCGGCTTGGACGAAGGATGCGCCATCGTCCATAGCCGGGGGAATTACTGAGGGAACAGATTGTTGTTGCTCTTTAGTTCTACCAAAAGTAAAACCGAATATATCAAATGCCATTATAAAACTCCTTCACGAGTATATAGGTAGGTTAACGTCTTAAGTGAAGACCGTTCTTACCGTCTACTTCGAAGAAGTGGTACTTCAGTGTTACTGTAAATTCAACTAAAGCGTCATTGTTGTCGTGTGACAAATCTACGGCAGAGACATCACTGCACCATGCTTTTTGCAGTTTATATGTTCTGATTGGACTGTGATTGCGATCCAATTGAATTAATTCAACTACAGCGTTCAAGTTTGCATCATTTGGCAACAATCCTACGTTTGCAAAATGACGATTCCAAACATGGTTCCATGCTTCGAAGAAATGTCTTACGCGCATATCAGTACCATCACTCAAGATAGTAAGTGATACGTCATTATAAACTCTATCGCCTGGGAATTTGTAAATTCTTCCCATGTGATTTACAGGAATTTCACCAACTGTTGTTTCTGGCAATTGAATGCTTTTAACGTGGATGATTTGATCATCTGCATTGAATGCAGGAACGCCTGCTGGTAAATTACTGACTCTGAATTGGAACAGATTTGATCTTGCTCCGCCATCGAATTTAGATGTAAACTTGCTAATGTCCATTTATTGCTCCCTCTTCGATTAGGCTCCAACGACTTCTTCAAAGCTCAAACCAGTTGGTGTAGCAATGAAGTTGAGTTGAATGAAGTTGATTGATTTGTTTGGTTTGATATAGATATCTGCTACAAAGTTGTTTGAGTCGATTACTTGTGCTGTATTGTTTGTTTCATCACAAACTACACGGAAATCGGTGATACCTCTTCTTCCAAGAACATTTCTGAGGAATGGAGTTACCAAGTTTACAAATTGTGCTCTTGTAAACTCATCGTTGAATTCAAAGAGTTGGAACTTGGCGGCAGTTGCAATTGATTTCTCAAGAATTATGAACAATCTGCGAACATTGATTCTGTCAAAGGCAGATGGTCTACTTAAGAGAGTCTTGTCTCCGTAAAGAACAGGACCAATTCCGGGGAATGAAACTACAGGATTCATTCCAATCTTATACAAATCATCGCGTTGTGCTTGATTTGGATTGAAAGGAAGTTTGATTACTCTGTTAATTCCACCACGGTTTAATCCGGCTGGAGAGAACCAAGGATCATTTGTGCTATCTGTACGAGCGCACAATCCTGCAATATCTGCATTTAGAGGAATATAAACATATTCGTCGTTATAATTGTCGTATTGCAATTTGTAACCAGTATCAGCAACACCATAGGAAGTGGAATCGCCATTTGTTCTAAATGCAACGATATCATTCAAATATGCACTTGGTGTTTGATTGAAACCATTTGTTGGTGTTGGGGACACGAATGCCACAACATCTTTTCTTGTTTCTGCTATTTCTGTTACACGGTATGCAGCAGTTTTACCGAGTGGTCCTGTGATAAACATTGAAACATCGATGATTTCTGGATCACCCATGTATGTGTTGAATGCCTCTGCAATGTCGTTATCATTTGGTGTATTTCCAACCAATCCACCGTAGAGCATAGTAACAACAAGATTTTCACCAGTTTTAACTACTTTAAAGGCGGATGTAGTAGTTGTTACGGCGGTTCCCCACGGTGTAGTACCAGTGGAACTTACAGCACCAAATGCACTTACATTTGATGAATTATTTGCAGCACTTGCGTTATCTAAATGATATAATGACCAAACATACTTTGATTCATTGTTAATAACATCTTTATAATAATTAGTTGTTCCGTTTTGATTTACTGCGTTTGATGCCTTTGAAAGGTATGCAAATTTTTCAAGAATTGTACCAGCAGTACCAGAAATTTTACCATCAGCATCAATTACAAGAACGTGAATCTCGTCTTTAATTTCTGCTCCGGTTACTGTTTCTGCCCAAGGAGATGTTCCTGGCAAACCATCAAAATTACCAATGTAGTCGATATATTGATTGGCGTTTCCGTCTGTATCGGCATCATATGTTTCAGCAGCATAGTAATCTAAAACAACTACCTTGATGCTGTTGCCGAGTTCGCCTGGATACTTTGCTCCCCAGAATCCATTTCCAACTACTGGGGTATATGCTCTAAATGATGTTAATCCGCAAAGATCTTCACCTGCTACAGCAGCAGTACCTGAAGTGGCAGTATATGAACCACCACCATCATTAATAAATCTTACAATTTTAATATTGTTACCGTAAGACAAGAAATTGGCAGCAGACCACCACCATCTGTTGTATTTGGTGGCATCGGTCATTGCGCCTGATGCTTTTGCTGGCTTATAAAATACTTCTGAAAGTTCTTTTTCGCTAGTAATTGTCACTGGTTCGTTGCCTGGTCCCCATTGGAACAAGCCAACCATACCTGCTGGTGTGGTGGCGATTGCTGGCACCAAAAGTGTGACATCTTTTTCTGTTACATTTACGCCTGGGCTAATTTGAATTGCCATTGTTTCTCCTTCTAGACGCCGTGTGTTATTTCTATAATTAGAAAATACTATTTGCTAGGAATATGTATAATTTTATGGTGTTTCGATTTTTACAAAATAGTATCGCCAAATTCACCACCAAACCCATCATCATCCCCATAATCCACGTTACTTAGGAAACCAAAAGGCATAATTTCTTCCTCAATCGCATCAATTTGCTTTTGAAATAGAGTCTTTCTTATATCCAAATCTGTCAAATCTTTAAAATAAGTTTGGGTACTTAACCAACCAAAAAGAACCAAGCACATAATAAGATCGTCATTGCTGCCAGTATCTGCTTCATATGAATTATTTTTTGAAATAAAGGTAACAAGTTCTCGCATGATATCGATATCGTTTAGTATCAGTTTGTCACTCTCTATCATACTCTTCAATACGGAGCATCCTAGACGCTTTACAACCTTTGTGGTGCGTACACCCAACTGGGTATCTGAGTTACCAAACCCACCATCTAAAGTCTGACCCTTTCTTCCCCGCACAGAAGATATAAGAACATTTTCATATTCTAATTCTTTATATAAAATATCAGCAACTTGTCCGCCAATATCATTTATTTCTACTAAAATAAATGCTTCATTATATTCCCTAGAAGTATTCATAATAATATTAGGATATACCATAGGAGAAATCATGTTATTTTTAAACACAGCAACAACCTTATAGGGCATCTCAGTTATATCAAGTACACAAAATGCACTATAGTCTAATCCTTGACCTCTAGAGGTATCAACCAAAGTCAAATAACTGTGCTTCTCTTTTGGTTTTTCATAAACTTTCAATCCATCGTCATTTTTATAAATTGGATTGCGGAATACCAAAGTCTTCAATTTATTTGCACTAATGAGTGTATTTGTAGAACCAATGAAATCACATTCGTGTTCTGTTCGGAATTTATCTTCAGAACCCAAGTTGCGGATTTCTTGTTCGCGCCAAACTTGATCTCTGCCGGGAACTTGACTCCAATGGATTTCTACATTCTTAAAGTCGTTTCGGTGTTCCGCAGAATCTACCCAAATCTTATAGAATAAATTCAAACCGTTTGGTGTGGAAATTATTACTAATTTGGTAGTCTTACCGGAAGTAATTGTTGGAAATACAGAGGTATAGAAATCATTTGCAATGTTTTCGGGAACGTGAGCAAACTCGTCCAACATGATAAGATTAAAAGATCCACCACGGATAGCAGAAGCAGAGGTAGCAGCAGCAATAATTCTAGAACCGTTTTCCAGTTCTATGCTCATTTTGTTCCATTCCTTAATACCTTGTTGTAGCCACTTCGGAAGGTATTCGTATGCAACTTTTAATCTATCCATGTGCAACTTTGCTACGGTTTGTTTATTTGCAAGAATAGCAACATTGCTGGTAGGATTAAAAAGAATATACCAAAGAATATAAGCAACCAGAGTAGTTGACTTACCACATTGACGAGGCATTTTGCCTATCGTAAATCTATTTTCATTAATAGTTTCAACAAACAGTTCTTGGAAATCAAACATATTAAAATTGATAAGTCCTTTGTCCAGACTTACAATCTTGACATAGTTTTTAATAAAGTAAATCGGATCTTGGGAGCACTTAACATATTCTTCTACTTGTTCGGGAGTAAAAGAAACGTTTACATTTGCTCGTTTAAGATTTGGATTTCCAAGATATGTTTTTTCTTTATTCTGCATCTATAATATCGCCATTATTTTCTAACTTCTCAATTTCTTTTATTTTTCCACGAAGCAGTTTTTGCAGATCTGCCGTACTACCGACAAATATAGAATTGTTGGTAGTTACAGAATTGGGAGTATTAGTTTGAGGTTCTCCCTTAATAACCTTCATTTTGTTGTGCATATCCAACAGATCTTTATTTGTTTCAGCAACAGTTTTAATTAATTGTGCAAGAACTTCATATGCTCTTGGTTGTTCTGTTTCTGATGCTAAATTAAGAATACCATCTATAGCAGATGTACCTTTGTTTATTAGTTCTTTTAAATTATCCCTTACCGTGAGATAATCTTTATCCAGATCGTCCTTTTGAACAGTAATTTCTGTTGCTTTGCGTAATTGTGGGACTTCTGGTTGCGGGGTTGGTTCTATATTAAATTGTTTTTCCAGTTCATCAAATGACATAATGTATCCATTAATATTCTGTGATTGTTTCTTTTATATCGTAGTCATCACTTGGAACTACTTGTACTCCAGACTTTAATTCGATTTTATCGCCATTAGTATCTAGGACATAATCATCATTGGTGTCCTTTAAATATACTACTGGTTCTATATGAATATTTACTAATTTCTTTGCCATATTAATCCAAATTAAAAAGATTAACGTCGATAGTTTTGATAAGTCCTGCTTCTCTTACTGGTCCATAGTAATAAGTTCTAGCGACAAATTGCAATTCAAATATAATAGATCTTTGGTTGTCGTCTTTAAAAGAACCTTCGAATTGCTGATCAGTATTGGTGCTAACCAATGTAATCGGAATATCTAGTTTTTCGTAACCATCACTCAATACACTTGGTTTAATTGTTATTGTGAATTCTGGTGTAAAGAATGGGAATATTTGTTCAATAATTTTTAAACCATCATCCATAGTACGGCTATAAATGAATAAAGAAAATGTTAATTTATATGGTACTTCATTAAAGTGATAATTAATAATAACATCACCATTTGTTTGTACCTTTTCTGCTCGTCTCTTTGTTGAACTGTTTAATTTTCTTTCCGTATCGTATTCCAATCCCGTCATCATAAATGACATTCTTGGTATTCCGAGAGCAGTAGCATATGCAACAGGATCATCCAATTCCAAATTTAAACGCTCCATCATTCTTTCTTTTGGAGCATATGTTAATGGAACTTTTATTTTCTTGTAAGTATTGCCGGAACCACGTTCTATGTAAATGTTATTAAACAGCGTACCGAAAGCCGCTGTTATCTTTTTTGTAATACCATGATAGAAAGTAGTAAACATTAATACTTATTCTCCGAGAATGGATCAATTTCAGTAAAGTCAATCAAATCTCTTGTACCAGATTGTAGTATATCATTATCGCTTTGTTGTTTTGTATCTTGAATAGATGTGATGGTCTCGTCTATGATTCCATCGGAATTATAATCCATTTGTTGTGTAACAGTTTGCGTCATATTTGTTTGTATAGAGTCTATTTCGGATATGCCTGTATTCAAGTTTTCGTAAGAGTACTTGAAGAGTTCGCATTCTAATTTATATGTGTATAGTTTTCCAAATTGATAAAATACTTCTTTGTTATCTACATATTTAATTTCAAATAATCCCTTTGAGAATGGATGAAAAATTAAATCACCTTCCATTGGATTGCTTATTTGAACTGGACGATCTGCCATTACTTCAAATTTTGCTGCTTCTCTTTGGAATCTTCTTTTCGAAACAACTAAACTTAATGTATCTCTTATTTCTAAACCAAACTTTGAAATAATTTCGCGCTCTCCAGAAAACCCAGAGTAGTTGTCCATAAACATTTCTATTTGAATTGCATCTTTAAAATAAGAAGTAGAATCTTCACCAAACAACTGATCTAAATTTGCAAATCTACGAGGAATGTAATAGACATTTATTCCATTAATTTTAATGGACTCCTCAATAAGATCTTCCATGAGATCTTGTTGGGGTTTATAGGCGTAATTATTGAAGTGTGGATTTAAAGCCATTTTATCCTATAAATCCTTGTGGTGGGAGTTCGTATTTGGCTTGAATTTCGTTTTCTATTTTTTCAACTTCCGCTTTTGCTTCAGATGCCATGTTAGCACCATTAAATGAAACACCACCGGGTAAACTCATACCGCTAAACTTCGATAAATTCAATCCCCATTGTTGCTTAATTAAAGCTGTCAAGTACATCTTTAATAAACGATCATTATAGATTTCTGGATACAACGAAGGATCAAGAATTTTATATGCCTCAAATACCAAGTAATCACCCTTAGTCATTTTTTCTGACCAATTTGTTTCCACATAAATTCTGTTTGTAACACGGCTAAACTCAATCATCTTTTCGGGGGTCAACATATCCTGAAGCATTTGCATATGACTTCTTGTTATGTTATAACCAATTAATGAGTCACCATATGTGTTGGTTCTTAATCCATATAAGTCATTTAAAGCGATTTGATACTTTGCATCAAACATACCCAAACCACCCAGAGTATCAAATAATTGAAAGCAACGAATTACACTAATTATTGAATTTCCATCTGGGTCTAATGCGGGTGCTGCTTTAATTTCTATACCATCGTCTGTTGCAGCCAAAGTTGGTTGGGTTAAATCTATATAACCCCGCTCTATGTCTTGCTGAGTGACTTGTTTTCTTAAATAAACTCTCTCTACACCATCAAAATGGTATTCGGCAAAAAACTGTAAAGCATCGTCTACACGATCCTCTATTTGCGAATCATCCACGTTGATTTGTACAACAGGATAACCGAGTCGTCTTAGACAATAATCTTTAAGTTGTTCCCTTGTTGAAGGTTTTGCCATATGTAAAATCTCCTTGGTTCTACATTATTTATAAAACCAAGGAGATCCTTTTTTGTAAATGTTGTTTACTTAATCTTTAAACAAATATTGAATTTTTGCTAAATCGGTTACAGAAAGTTTTATAGAATCACCCAAAATATCTACATTAAGTGGTTCCCATGTTACTTCTATCTCGTCATTTAAGAATTCACTAAATTCTTTTATAAATGCCTCTTTGTTTTGTTCAGACACGGTATTACCGTCTTCAGAATATTGTTTAACTAGTTTTAATCTTTGATCTTCTACTAGTTTCACTTCAGCATTTAAAGCATTTAGCAATTTCATTAATTTAAATGAAATTTTGGTTGGAAGTGGTTCTTCTACTAATTTGTTTAAAACTGAAACAGATCCATAAATGTCAATCAATCTAACTTTCATAATATCTCCTTATTGCATTTCTATGCTTATTATATAGACAAGTAAATAAAAGTCAAGAAATAGTAGTTTGTGGTTTATAATATTTGGTTAAGAATTTGCTATATGTCATTGATGGTAATCTTAATCTCATAAAGGTATAACGTGCAACAGGAACACTACTGGAAATAAACTTATAATTATAAAGTAATGTTTTTTGTTCCCTCGTTTGTTGTGATGAAGAAGTAGTACTTGTTACTACACCAGTTCCACCCTGATCTACTGGTATCAATTGATTAGTCCATAATATATCAACAAATCCACAACCATTTACATTTGTACCAGTAACTACATCTATACCATTTTGTACTGTACTATCGATTACTAATTCTGCATATGCAGGATGTGGAAAATGTCTAATTGCGTCTACTTCTGTGGGAGTCGCAATTCCTGTTTGATATTTCAAACCTATCATATTTTTGCAAGAAAATTGTACTGGATAAAACTGTATACCTTTTAGTATTTTTCTTAAATTTTCTAATCGGAATGCATCATTTTTATTTGCTATAGAAGTCGCACAGTTTTCTGCATTAAATTCTAATTCCAATACAATATAATGAGTTGATTGTTCTGTTGGATATCCAGACATACTCCACCATATCAAAGGATATTGTCCAAGAGAAGAGGCACCAGATACTGTAGAAATGCCTATTGGTGCTGCGGGATAAAATGAAAGTTGTGGTGCTGGACCAAATGGATTAGCATCAAATCTGTTTTCTTCATAATAAAAAGATGAAGATGATAAATAAACTCTTTCAAAATTTTCTAAAGGTAATCCATTTTTAATATTTAAACCCATGAACCCACTAATAGCTCTCCAAACAGAAAGTTCTTCTGTCGTTAGTGTGCTACCCGAATCATCACCAAACAAATCTGGTCCAGCATTTATAAATGAATCTATATTAGAATTGCTAGAATTCACGGCAAACATTTTTACTATTTTTGATTTTAATGCAGGATCTAGCGTAACATACGCAGGAAGAGTATAACGAATAACTGCACTAGAGGAAGAACCCTGAATTTCTGGTCCAAGAACGGCTCCAGTACCAATACTGTCAAAGAAATCTAATTTTGTACTAGGAGGAGTTAAAGAATTGATTGGTGGTATTTGATATATGTGTCTGCACATATCATTTGTGTTTGGGGTAGAAGATTCTACTGGTCCATAAAAACAACTAGTACAGCAATCTTGTGGTTTTGCAGATGATAATACTTCAGGTATAGTGTTTCCTGTTGCACCGTTTTCATAATAAAGAATCCAAGAATATGGATTAATTCCTTCCCAATCGGTTTGATCGTAACCACCAACAAATAGTCTACAATCATCTCCAGTACCATTATTTACTGTTGGGAAAGTGCTACCATTTGGTGGTAGAAAAACATCACCAGTAATACAAGGATCTATGTTTATGCCAGATGGGATAATGGATTCAAAAAATCTTTGAGATCCACCAGAACCCCAATTCCAACATGAACCAAATGCCCAACGTTCAAAAAATTCTTGAGTAAATATACCACCGCAATACTCTTGCCCACATAAACTATTATGACTAAACCCTTGACCACCGGGTTGTAAATCTGGAACATTTAATAACACAGGCCTGTTATAAAACGGGTAAATTGTACTACTTCTGGTACTAGGGACTGTATCTGGGGCAAATCGAGAATCATATGCACCAAAAGGAACCAAAACCTGTGATGTTTCTGGATTTGTGTAATTTACACCATGAGTGGTCCATTGAATTTGAGGCATATTCATAATAGAAAATACCGTGCTTCGTTTGTTGTATGTTTTATAATCCACTATAATGTAGCCCGGAAGCACAGGATAATTATTTAAATTTCCATAACCTGTAATTGGTTGTCCATCAATAGAAGTTCCCAATAACGTTTCTGCCATAAGAGTTGGAAAAAGCGAAGTAATAGAAAAATCCGTTATGCACCATTCACAAAAACTACTATCTAAATTTTGTTCAAGAGTATTATAATAAGTGGTTTGTGTTTCTAAATTTTCACTATTTGTTTTTAAAATGTCATATTTTATTGATACTTTTGACCAATAATCTTTTTGTATATTGATTGAGGGTGTATTTGTTCCATTTTGGACGGTACTGCTAATTTGAGGATAATTAGCATATGATTGTCCCAAAGACAATGTGAAAATGGTATTCCCCGTACCACTACCACCCACAGTAAAATAGTAAACACTACCAGCAGTGCAACTTGGACATAAATCAGGAACAACTACAGTGGTATTATCAAAAACTAATATAGGATTACCGCTACCATCGCGGACATATATTTTTGAAATTTCTTGAGGATTTCCAGAACTATCTCTGACAAATATTCTAGATATTTCTCTTGGTGTATTTCCACTATCTCTTACAAACATAATATTATGGCTTTCTTATGAGAATAATTTGACCTGGAGGACCTGGAGGCCATGCAGCAGGATTTGTGGTATCCGTATCACTTGGAACGACTAAGTAAAGTGGTCCTTTTGTCGATGCTGTTATACTACTGGTATAATTTGTAGTATTGTATGTGGTAGAACCACTATAGAGGAGTGCTTTGGATACAGCACTTAAATCAAAATCGTACTGTCCATCTCCATTTACTATACCGATAGTATTTAGCATGGTGGGTTGACCGCGCGCAACTCCACCCACTTGCCAAGCCTGTATAGGATCTGTACCAATACTTGCTACAGTATTGGAACTGGCACTATCAACGGCGTCGTGTGTTGAACTGTGCGAAGATACAGTTAAACCTACTATCGTAGCATTTGCAAAATCAATTGTTCTTGTAGAGCCACTAACTACACCAAAATCAACATCTGTATCAAATACTACTTTTTTATTTGCTCCTGTTCCAGTTGTGGTTATTCTTACTTCACCATCTTGATCTTCATCTGTGAAAAGTAGTTGAGTTATCGGTGTTGCACCAAAACGCAACATGAATGAAGAACCGCTGTGCATTATAAAATTTGTACTACTAACTGTACCGCTTGTATTTGTTGATGACAGAATACATTCTCCAACAGCACCAAATTTAAATGTATTAGAAGTACCTCTTAAAACTTTAGCATTCAAGTTTACAGCAGTACCAGTTCCTTCTAAATGTATGGTGCCAGTTGCACTTAAACGAATTGCATCACCAACAAAAGTCAAATTACCTTGAGTTGTTGAACCGGCTGAAAGATTTCTAACATTTAAGGTATACCCACCCGCATACATGTATTGAGTTGCATTACCAGAATCTGCTTTTATGCTTTGTCCTGTAACTGGAGAAGTTACTGTGGCAAAAGTAGAAAGTGAACTATTAATTAGAGGTAATTGTAGTTCTCTAAATGTTATAAAATGTTCATTATTTGCATTAGAAACATCATATGTTCTGTGTCGTTCTACTATTGCTTTACCGCTAGGAACGACACCAATAAATGGATCACCATATGTTATAACATTTTGTCTTCCAGTACCACTGAATACGCTTCCAGAAAATTCTGGATTAGTATCTAAAATTAATGATGGATTTGCTCCGGTGATTGTTATTATAGATGTGCTATCGTTGGAAAGTGAGCCAGACAATGTAATATTTGATCCAGCTCTTAATCGTAAAGTGGCACCTGTCGTTGAGGTTGCAGTGCCGCTACCGAGAGCTGTTAAATCTGTTACTGTGGTTCCATCTGATATTTGAACCTTACCATAATGTCTTATGTCAAGTCGTTCTCTTAATGTTGTTCCAGTACCAGACTTAATGGGATACGCACCCAATGCACCAGAACCACCAAGTCTACCTAAAATTTGATCGGTAGCAAAACTCAAATGTGTAGGAACCGCGTCAATACTATTGGTATTAGCAAGAACACTGTTGTTTGGTATAGATGCTAGATTAAAATTCAATATTGCGTCGGTTGAATCTGAACTGCTTGTTATGGCAATTCCATTACCGTTATTTAATCTGACTCTATTAAAAGTTGAACTAAAATTATATTGCGAACTATTAGCAAATAGTGTTCTTAGTGCATTTTCGGTTGTAGTGCCTGGACCACCTTCAGATGTAATAGTAATTGTATTTGTATTGGTGTCTGCTGTTAAAGTTACACCAGAACCAGCTTCAACTCTTAATGCACCTTTACCAACACCATATGAGTTCAATATGGTTGGTGTGCCTGCTGTTCCAACTTGTACTACACCAAAATATGGTAGTTCCATTTCGGGAGAAGTTAAAGTACCAGAAGTTACTCCAGTCCACTTAAGAGTATCTGCTGTAATTGCTTCAATTGGACCACCAGAACGACCCAATAAAGAGTAACTATTACTTGCAAGACTAATTATACCCATACCATCTGTTGTGCCTGGGTTACCCAATATTGAGTAATCGTCTGGTATAGAAATATCAAAAATTGCAGTATCACTATTGGTATCTGTGTCAATTGTAACAAATCTACCAGATTTTAAAGTAAAATTATCTGAAGAACTAGCAGCATCAAATGAATCTATCGTGCTACCATTGTAATTTTTAACTATTACGCTACCAAATGCATTTTGAGCAACACCTGTATTTGTGATTACTATTCTATCTGGTGCGCCGGGATTTGAAAGAGATATACCAGCACCCGCCTGTATGTTAAGAACACCAGATTTATCGTTTGCAGTAACATAAGTTGACCCGCCGTCTATTGTCCATTGATTAAAAACACTTCCAATATTATCAATAAATCCTTCTTGGGCTATACCCAAAAAGTGTCTGACATCTCTTCTTGAAAGTCTTCTTATTTTACTATCAGGGAATGTGCTATTATCACCTAAAGCACTTGTTGTAATTCTTCCCACCATATAACCAGCAAGTTGATCTGGTAAATATTTTGACCAAGTTGTTGTTGGCCAGTCACCGCTAGAGTTTAAATTATAAAGATCACCATCATATGTGTATTCATCAGTTCCTGCGGAAAGTGTTATTTCTTTAGTATGATCCAAAGCAATATTTGTTGTTCCCAAACCATAACCTATTGTGAACGAATCTGCATCACCACCTAAAAGCGATACTGCCATTCCATCAGATGATGAATCGGAAACCAATACTTGATATGCTCCAGAATATGTAATATTTTCTGGGGCAACTCCACCCTCAACAGTTGCCGAAATGATTATAGAATCATCGGTGTTTTGTGTGAAGGTGACACCATCTCCAGCAATTAATTGTAAAGTATCTGATGTTGATTCAGCAACATAAGAATAATCTGTTCCATCACTGAATTTAAATGTAGTAAATGCATTTGGTGCTTCAAAATTTATAGTATCTGTAGTGGAGTTTGCTGTGATTGACAAAGTACTACTAGTAAATGTCAAAGTATCATTTGGAACATCAGCAACCACAGAACCATCACCATCGGAACCAACACCATTAACAGTAATAGTTCTAAATGTGTCTTGAGAACCAGCAAGATCTACTACTCGTATTTCAACTTCGTTGTTGGAATTAATATCCAAATCAATATTTGGTCCAGCAACAAACTTAAGATCAAAGTTTGGAGAATTTACTTCTAGAGTTTCTTCATTAAGTGCTTGATCGGTGACAGATACACTTGATATGTTTGCATTTTCGTTTGCACCAAGCAAAATACCCTTGCTGGAAGAAATTGCAACAAATACTGGCTTTATTATACCAGTTGAATATGTACCTTCTTGAACATATTGACCAGCAGTTGTTTGAGATAAGTAATATTTTATGCCTGGTTCTAGGGAACTAACTCCATTGAGTTCAAATTCACCATTCAACACTATTGTTGCAGAACCACCACTAATAGATTCCACTATACCAATTACATCATAATTTCCAGCAGGAGATGCTTGCGCTTTTGCATAAGTAATATCTCCATCAGTAATTGTTCCAACATACACTATGTTACCTACAGATAAAGTTAAATAATCTGTAGTTACAATTCTATTAGTAAACTTTTTGTTTATTAAGCCATCAGAACCAGTTAATGGAACTTTGTTCGATGCCCCAGATGGACTAGAAATGAATTGTTCAGAATTTGCCAAATTGTTTATTCTTATTTTGCCTGTTATTGTAAACAAGTTATTAAGAACATTTTGATCAAGATATTCATACTTAAAGGCGTCAAAAGAATATACAGATCCACTACCACCATCTGCGGGTCTATATCCTTCACTACCAGTTAATGCAAAGTACCCTTCGGCAAATTCCATTGTCCAAAGCATTGGCCAACGCAAAGTTGACGTTCCATAAACACTAGGATTGCTTATATAACCTAAACCATCTCCATTATTACCTTCTATACCAGTATAGAAGCGCATTGCAATTTTATTTTGCTGCAAACCCCCAACTGAAAGTTCATCTTCTCCTTGTTGAGGATAGTTTGTTGTAGCAAAATTAAAAGAAGCATTTGTAAAAAATGCATCTTCTCCATAATTTGTTGTATAGGGGTCCCATCCGGGGACATAATCACTTTGTGTAATATATTCTGGAAATATATTTCTAATAAAACCATCTGCGGGAAGATTTACACCCCCATCTACAACAAAACTGTTTATATTCCATCCTTTGGGTGTATTATTTGATGCATAATTAAAGCCTATAGCACCCTTTGCAGCAAGACCACCAGTATCTACTGCTGTTATTGCACCTTTTGTATATATTGCAGAAAATGTAGTAATTTGTTCAAATGTGTGGTTGTGTTTAATTACCGTTGGTAAAATGCTATCGGATTTAACTTTAAATAAACCGTTAGATCTTCCAATATAAACATAATCTGTAGATAATATTGGAGATACTGTAGAAGATGCTGTAGTAAGTTCTGTAACATTTGCAAAACTTAATGTTAATTCATTTGAAGTATTAAATCCAAGACCAGGACCAGCATCAATATTAATTGTAACAATACCATCTGCTCTGGTAGTACAAATACCATCGCCTTCAAATATATCGGCAACATAAAGAGAATTCATACCAGTAATAATTTGGTTTGTTCTAGTTAACCAAGTTATTACGGTATCACTATTTGTTAGAGTTTCAAAATCGAATACAGGTTCTCTAAATGTGCTCATTGATTATTTGCCTTTTAGTAGTTCTCGTACAATGTTTTCTAATTCTTGTACTCGTTTTTCTAAATTTATATATCTTTCGTTTTCCTTCTTCAACCGCTTCGCTTCCATTAATTTGCCACGATCACACGATAAAACGGCACCAGTTCTTGGATCTCTTTTAACATCATCTCTACCATTTATTGGTAAATTGTGCATCATAATACAGCAATACCTCTTAGATCTTGTATCTTTGGAACGTAAGCAGCATTTTCACTATACAAACAAAGTTTTATAGCAAATTTGTTATAAGGAACAGATGTGTCTACTGGTAGACGGAACGAAACATCCACATAATCTGTTTCATTTCTTGTATAGAAAGCATTAAATTGATCTATACCCATATCTGGTATAAGTTCTATGTAATTATTGTCATGAAACTCTTTTGTTTGTTCTGTTGTTTGATATTTCAAGAATGCTTGAATTCTTGTTCCTACTGGTTTATTTACAGACAACACTAATTTAAATCCTGTAGATTCGAATCCATCTTCCAGTGTGACTATTTTTGTAATATATCTTGCTCTACGCATTTCACCGATATCAGATGCATATGGATTCAATTCGCCGTTACTTGTACTATTATTATTGTTTTCTATAACATTTTTGATAACAAATCCAGATAATCTTTCAGTGTTTATTACAGGACATACATCTTTACTTGTTGTCAATCCAGTTGCTTTAAAGTATAAACTACTACCATCTCTTAGAATTTTTGTAGAAGTATATTTAATATCTTGATTTGCATTTATATTTGTATAAGTACCATCGAGCGTATTATTTTCACTAATTTGCCAAGATATTTTTGCTACATCAAATTCCTGATAAGAATTACTCAAGTTTAGTATTTCGTAATTTAAATCTTTACCAGCAAAATTAGTCTTACCTACAAATGTGTATAATTGATTTGTTGTGAATTCGCACTTGTTCAATGTCATCATCATATCAACTGCTGGTTGTGGCAACCATGTGCTTGCATTAGATGAACTAAAGAATACACCAACATAAGGTTGTTCGGTGACTCTTTGAGTTGTATTCAATAGAGTTTGTCCAATTTCTGCAATATAAATTTCATATTCATCTGAAGTTGAACGAACTACAAATGAGTGTTCTCCCGGCTCAAGATAGAGTGGATGTTCAAATGTAAATCTTGTTGCAGTAGCAGAATTATTTGCAGATGGTGCATCCGAAACATTTACTTGTGATGGATGCAATATGCAGATACCACCCGGATATATCTTGTTTGCATCAGGGAATCCATTTACAGTTGGTCTTACTTCAATTTTTGCTGGTATATTTGTAGAGTTATCTGGTTTTCTTGCAAAGAAAACATCAATACTGCTCAAGAATATACCATTTGGATATAGTTCTGGATTTATTGTAAATGTTTGAGCAAGAGGATCTACTCTCCAAGTGGTTGTGTTTGTATTAACTGTGCTTTGTGAAAGTATTCTTTCTTCTGTTCTATTAATAGTTTCAGTATCAAAATTTCTAATAGTTGCTCTAGTGGTTTCGCGTATTTGTGATAAACCAGAAGCAGAATAGGTTCCTGTAGCAAATGTAGATGCTCTGCTAAAATCGTTATTTTGATTATCCGAAATTGTAAACTTTCTGTCTCCGGTTCTAAAGACTCCACCCGGCATTTCAAAAATTATAAACGCATTACCACTTGAATCTGTTTTCTTAAATCCTGATGTTGTATTTGTAAATTTATTTGCTTCATTCAAAGTCAAATTAGCAAAATCAGTATCCATTTGAGCAATACTGGAATAAAGATAACAATATTGCGATACATCAATACCGTCAAAGAAAGGATAAATTCTGGAATTAGTTTTCATTCCATTGATAACAATTTTTAGTCTCTTTGCTCTCATATACGGAATCAAAGAAACATCAACAACTCTATCACCCAAAGAAACTTGTTCTGTGGTTGTTCTTAATTGCTCACCAATAATAGATCTTTGTTCTCTTATTCTTGTGTTTGTGGTGGTGGTAGTTGTTCTTGTTCTTCTTCTTCCTTGAGCAGTTGTCGTTCTTCTTGTTCTGGAAGTACTTTGTCTACTCAATTCAGTCCAATTACCAAACTCCAAAGAGAAAGGACCATCTGGAGATGAATTTAATTCATCCAAAATACCTTCCCAAATATCGTTTTCTCCAGCCAAATTTACATTTAAATCTGGTCGAGTTGTTGTATCTACCCAGTCGTCTTCTCTTGGTGCGAGACGAACCGTACCTTCTAAATTTAAAGTTTCAAAAGGCGTTAGAGTCATGGATCTTGTTGCTTGTGGTTGAACAACAAATGCCGTCTCTGTGTAGGGCATCATAAACAAACCAGTAGATATTGAAGGATTTGCTGTGCTTCCAATAACTCCTGTTTTACTATTTTTTATTTCAATGAAAGTTGAAGAATCGGATACTGGTGTTATCTTAAGATTTTCTACTTTTGCTTTTGGACGCAAGCAGGTTTCTGTTTCGTCTATTGCAATGTAATAATCTGGGTGCGACACTTCACCTATTTTATGATTTTCAAATGGATCTACTATGATACCATTTTTAAATCTATTATTTCCGTTCGTATCTTCAATAAGCAGCGAATCGGCATCTTTTTCTAGCAAACTCAAAGAAGAATATACTTCCAATTGTTGAACTCTTTTATCAATACGACCAATGTCTCTCATTGTGTAACGTTTATTGTCTGTATAGATAAAACTTAAATCTTGATTTGTAAAAATATAACTTGGTTTTTGTATCTTGTACAATACCATACCATCCTCTGGAAGATCTGGGTATTGTGGGGTAAGTGATGTAATACCATATGCAAACTTAAATGCTCCCTCTTTATTGATATAAAGTAAATCATATCTTGGCATGTAAACACCCAAAGAAGTATTTACAGTTGAAGATTGTGGGAGTATTACAAATTTAGTTTGTCCATATGTTCCAGAATCATTCAACAAACCACGGCAATCTAAAATTGCAGATAAATGGTATTCGTTTCCATCTACTTTTGATTTATAGTATGGAATATTTTTAACAGAAAGTGTATTTGTATTGAAATCTTTGTAAGACTCTCTCATTATAATACCGGCAGTATTTGTTGGTATAGAAGACGAGAATCCACTTACACTTATTTGTACACTATAGTTTTCTGTTACACCTTCACGGACAAGCGTACCGAATTTAGGAATATTTGGAGTAACTGCTCCCTGAGAAATATCGGTATTTTGATTTTCAACTACACCATCACTAGACAAAACCAATATAGATTTGCCATAAGCATAGTCATCAACTTCTCTAGAAATACCAAACAGTGCTTTTTTATTTTCACTTTGTATTTGGGCACCGAGTGGACTACTTACAAAGAAAACAGAAATCAAAGAAGAAACATCATATTCTTCAAGTTGAGCTGTCCATTTTCCTTTAAATTTACCAGAAGTTTGATAACGCAAGTATGCAGTTTGATCAAATTGTTTTTGTGTTTTTGTTTTTAGTACACTAGAAACAACACATTTTACTTCAGCACCAAACAATATACTTGTGATTGTTCCATTTGTTTTCTTTCTAAACAAAATAGTATCTCTGCTGGAATTTTCACTTCCTTCAGAAAATACATCATAGTATAATGTGGAATTATCGGCAGGTTCCGCATTTGAAGATTCCAAATTGTTGTACTTTACAAGATTAACGGTATTACCAGATTGATCTACAGCAAAAGAGAATGTTGACGCAAAATAACTTGGAAATTCTGCATTTTCAATAGAGTTATATTGATCGTTTACTTTTACTTCTACGCTATTTGATGCAAAATTAACGTTATACAATTTTTGTACAGTAATTTCTGTAGATCCAAAATTAGCAGATCCAGTAATTACATTCTCAATAACATCGGAACCCGGTAGAGAAATTATTTGTTTATCTGATGTGGGGAAATACAATTTTGTAATATTTTCACCATCAATAACTTCTTGATTTATATTAACCAAAGAAACTATAGAATTGTATGAAACACCTAATGCAGTTGTATTTACTACAGATTTACCAATTTGTGTAACGTCACTAAAAGATATTGGTTCATTGTAAGCAATGTTTGTATTCATTAATGAAACATTATAAACATTTCCAGCATCTAATTGTATTGCTTTTATTCTAGTTGTTCCTATTGAAGATCCTTGTGCAATCGTACCTATACTTTCTGTGATACTATCAGTAGCACCAGAAGGTAAAGAATTTTGAACAACCGCATTTGAACTAAAATTGTACCAGTTAGTAACAGTAGAACCACTGGTAGTAACATCTTCAAATACTCGTAGTGGTAAAATATTTCTTTTACTGTTTTTGAGTTTAGTACCAGTAGAACTTGGTGAAATTCCTGGTCCATAACGGAATCTTGAAAGTGTTTTATTTGTCAAGATAAGTGGATTATTAGTATTAATATTTAATGGATCATCTGTTCCCAATTTAATTCTTTTTACTGTCAATATAGATGGGACATTATTTAATGCTGTGCTATTTGGTTGCCAATCAACAACGGTACCAGCTGCATAATTTGTTATTGTACCATCAGAACTTTCAGTAAGTGCTTGTATTACAGTTTCACCAATAGCGTATTCATAATTTGGATTATATGATGTATCACCAGTTGATATTGTTTGTACTAATTTTTCTCCACCAGTTTCAGTTTCCCAAGATTGTGTATATTCCAATCCGGGAACATATGATGGATTTTCTGATGTGTTTCTTAGATTTATAAAAGAACCTGTTTTTCTATCAAATTTACTGGTAGATGCTATACCGGTGCCTCTTGATAACAATACACCTGTTGCCAACTTTTGATATACATTGCCATATTCAATTTTCATAATTGAACCTGGGCAAAGAACATAAAGTGTTTTGGAACCAGAATCCCAATTTAAATACTCACCAGAAATTTTAGAAACTGAGTTATCTTGTTTATATACGCGGTAATCGCCATTTGCCGGATGGTTTCCACAAAGTTCATATTTCCATTGATATAATTCTCTACCGGGAACGAATTCACCATTGGCTACTACTTCATCGGAAAATATTATCTTTTGCACAGTACCACATTCTGGTGTACTAATTTTTCTTACAGCATCTATTTGGTAGATGCAGCAACTGGATGTACAATCTCCATTAGAATTTCCTGTGCATAAAATCAAAGTATTTGTATCTGAGCAATCTGAACAATTTCCTTCTTGTCCTGCGGTATCATTTAATGGGGAATCGAATTCAACGAAAACTGATACCTTTTGTGTGGCAGCATCGACAGCGGACGATATTACTACACCAGTAGCCAAAAAAGTAGAATCACAAATTGGATGAGTTGGGAGTCTTTTTAAGTGTACTCTTTGACCACTTTCATATAAACCTTTACCTGTGGTAATTGTAGAACTATCACATGTTTCACTATTAGAGCCAGAATTTAATGCTTCTACCGTTGTTAATTTATATACGTTTGAAACCGTCTGTACAGATCTTATACTTGAACCATAATACATTGGGTTAGCGGGAAAGGTTTTTGAATTATATGTAAATTCGTCAATTTCGTCGCAGTAAATTACACCATTTGCAATATTAAATGTTGTTGGATCTTCACTTGCGTGGAACAATACTTTAATGAATAAACTTCCACCCCCACCACTTGAGGAAGGTGGAACCCAACGCAACGCAATACCTTCTGCTACAACTTCTCCAGTATCGCCATTTATTTGTTTTACTCTAAAGTGTTTTGCGATATCATAATTTCCTTGTGTATTTAACGGTAAAGAAATCTCTTCGCGGAAACCTCTTTGTCCATCTAAAGATGTATCGAGAGATGTTCTGGTTGGATCATATGCGGTTCTAAAATTACCATGAAATGAGTCTTTAAAATCTATTCTAATGACATCGGGAACTTTGTCAGAAAAACATTTTGCAGTATAAGTTGCCTGAGATCTATCCCCAGACACTCTCATCAATTCGTTACTTAATCCGTTTTGATAACCGTTATTTGTTGTTGCTGTTACTGCCATTTTTACCCTTTATATGTAAATTATTCTGACACAAAAATGACGCTTTCGTGTGGATATGATGTATTAAAATCCTCACTGTCAGTCAACTTTAAAATATCTATAATATCACCCTGTATGTCTTCGCTTGTGTATTTAAAAGGTGCCCATGCGTATATTGTTTTTTCTATTGTTTCTGTACCTGAAGGATAGATCAAGAACGTGTTCGTATCTACGTCAATCAAATCCATTAAAGGCATTTCTTCGTAATTTGTGATCGTATTTGCTTCTCTGCTGGTAAACGATCCTTTTACATAATTACCAATTTCAAAATCAACATTCAATCCAGTTAGTAGCTTGGTATCACTTTGATTTCCATTATTTAAATATTCTACAACTCTTGGTGCAAATGTTTCATATTCATAACCATGAACGTATGCTTTTCCTGGCTGTAAAGACACTGCCATTTTATTTTCACTTCCAACCGGAATATCCAATAAAGAGTAAGTTCCCTTTGGATCTATTTCTACTGTCACGGATGTTACATTTATATTTCTTACTGCTATGGATGGTGATTGTTTATAATAATAACCACCTGCACCTGTTGGGAATCTGTAACCATTTTGTATTTCTACGATCAATTTTAATGTTTTAGCGATTGGAGCGTTTTCATTATATTCTGGTATTAGATCTACTACTTTTCCTATTAAAAACGATTCATTTAACAGTGAGGCAGATGTATATGGATTGTAGTTTGCAGCATTTGGTATGGTATTTGACCAAATATAACCACCAACTTTAATAATAGGAACACTGCTTGGAAAAATTTCACTAACAGTATTGGCCTGTACAGTTAAAATGTATCTGTCTTTTCTTAAATAATTTTTTACTTCTGCAATAAATGGTTTTACTGTGTATGAACCAGATTCATCTTGTGTTCTTTTTGCAAACAAATCTAAAATTTGTGCGTAAGAAGATTGATCTTTAATGTAATCTACAACACCATTAGTTGTGCGTAAAATTTGTATAAAGTTTTCAGTAACATAATTATCAATATCAACTACACCAGATTTATATTCTATACTCGATAGTTCCAATGATATTTTATATCTGTCTGCTCCGGGTGCGGTATAATTATAAAAACCTCTAGCCGGATCATTTAAAGTTGGATCATCGTTTGCTGTAACTATTTCTCTGTTTATTGAGTAACCAATTCTATGAGATGGTTTATTGAATAAACGAACTCCAGCCTGTGCGAATGTTGGATAAGATAATCCACTATCTACAGTTAATTCAGATTCGTCATCTAGTGACTTTTTAAATAACGATATTGTTTGTTTTGTAGTTGTTACAAAGTAACCATCTATGTAAAAAATACCATCATTTACGGTGACTAAGAATGCATTTCCAGAATATTCAACTGTGTATTGATCTGGATTTGTTGTTTCTAGTGTTGGATTTATAACATTTAAAAATGGTCCGGAGGTTGATGTGCCGATGTACAAATCTCTGTCCATAGTAAATGTTCCGCTTGCGACAGATGGAGCAACTGATATAACATTATAGAATATGATACTATAATCATCTGCCGCAGAATAGCCAGCAGGTTCACTATAAGAAACTTTAATTGTTGCCAATTCAGTAAAAGTTGTTCCGCTTTTGCTGTATACTTTTAATAAGTTAGTAGTAAGACCATCAATATAAGAATCGGAAGAATTTCCAGTAGAAGTTCCACCAGTGTTGTAAGTTGTTTTTTCAACTCTCACATAAGGTGTACTTACTATTTGTATTTGTCCACCAAAAACTTGACTACCATCTTGGAATATATGATCTGCAAATTTAGCAACTTGAGATTGTAATATTGTTTGTAATTGAGTAAGTTCCCGAGCTTGAACAGCATAACCGGGTTTAAAAAGAACCTTTAGGAAGTTCTTTGTTTCCTCAAAGTCGTCATAATATGGTGAATTCGAAGCAAAATCTGGGTTCTTAAATGTCATGGTTTCCTCAGAACTCCACTAATAGTTTGATATTTTCTGTATTTTCCAACTTACGTTGCACAGGCCCTACATCATTTATATATAACAAATTACCAGAGTAACGCACTAACTTTGGTTGGTAAAGTATATTTTGTACGGTCATTTTCATATCAACATATTCAGTTGGTTCATATAAACTATTTATTTTGTAAATTTTAGTTTGTCCATCCGCATAAAATGGACCATTGTAATTATTTACATACAAATAGACTATGTTTGCATCCCCAGTACCGGAAGGAATTCCAACTCTTATTATTTTTCCTAAAGAACCTGTTGTTCCTTGACGAATTAATGTATTGGTTTCCAGTGAGATATTATCAGAATTCACTAATTCAAAAGCAGTATCTATCCCATCTCTATCAATTACACACTCCAAAATATAAGAATAACCTAAAGTTTGTTCTCCAATATATTCTATGGGATCGCTTATAGAAACCAAAGTCCCTCTTGTTACTGCTCTAGTTTGATTTTCCACAGTTACTATAGAAGTTATAATTTCACCGGGGATATATTCACCATCTTCATATCTTGCTGGTATAAATCCTGTTCCCGGATTATTTACTTTTATTTTTGCTTTTGTTGGATATAGTGGATTTACATATGCATAACCAGTTAATGGTTGTTTTATTTCAGCCGTTTCATAACTTACCGTACCATAAACCGAATCATCATTAATAAAATCGGTTTGTAAAAACGTATTTTCATATTGAACTTTTATTGCTTTTGAACAATTATTGTCACAATCTAAAAATATAAAAAATGAATCATCTATAGTTTCAGTAGTTTCTTTTAAGTTTTTAATCTTATAACCAGAATATGTTTCAAATGCGCCGTTGATCAAATCACAAACCAATATTGTACTGAAACCTGTTACCATTACATCCGTTATTTTTGCTCTAAATTGATCTGGAAGATTATCGGGTCCTCTAACAATAATATCATTTACTTCAAAAAAATCATTAGGATTGACATATGGATTTTGTGCTGTTCCTATTGTAATTGTTATTTTGGGATTAATAGCATCCAAAACCATTTCTCTAACTTCTATTATTTGTGTTCCTGCGATTTCTTCTAAATTATCTTCATTTAGAATTTTTGGACTTTTAATTAATGCAAGTTGAGTATAAAATGTATTTGGTGTTATTACATTTTTATACTGAGGTCCCTCATATACTAATCCTATATTTTCCGGTAAAGAATAAATTACTGGATCACTTTCCGACAAAGTTGTTACTGGTTTGATTTTTTTAGAAATCATAACATGCTTTGCGCCTAATATTTGAGTAATATCTGAAGTTAGACCATTTAAACCAATGATTGGTTTTAAGACTGTACCATTTGAGACTAATATTCTTGCTTCTGCATAACTATAATTAGATCCAATTTTTAACATTTTAATCTTTGTTAATTTTTTAGCAGCATCTAATGTAGGAATAGCCCAAGCGTCATTACCATTACCAATTATTTTAATTGCTGGTAAAATTCTAAATTGTACTGTAGTTGGTGGTAGTGTTCCAGTTGGACCAAATTGAACTATTTGATCCGTACAAATGTCAATTTGGAAATCTCCATTATTATTGAATCCACTTCCATCCAATACCGCAGTATATCCATTTTCAAAATTAATTACATATTTGTCTTTGTAAAAATTTTGTGTTTTATTTAATTCTTGCAAAGCATCATCTACTATTACTGAAAGACTTACTGTACCATCTTCACCTGTTTCTTGCACCACACTTTGTATTGCATAAAATGCATTTTCAAAATTTGCGTTTACTGCTCCATTGTATGCGCTTCCTTGCACAACAACATCAATTGCTTCAACCGCACCTCTGATTGTATTTGCTTGTACATTTTGTTGTAAAATTCGTTCATCTGTATAGAGATCAGTTCCTATTTCTTTAACTGGTATAAATCCCGGATAATCAAATTTTTCCAAATCAATATCACTTAATTTATACAAAAACTTCCACGTATAACCATCTTGTTTTATTTCTGGTTCTATGGTTTCGCTTGTTGGAGCATATGTACTAAATGCATTTTCGTTTTCTGGACTAGCAAGACACAAATAAACACTGTTGTTGGTGTTATTATATGCATAAAACTTTTCATTTAATTCATATTGATTTTTGCTTTTATCGAAAGCCTCATACCGCGTTCCAGAAATCCAATCTATTTTTTTAATCATTAATGATACATCTGTTCTGAATATTTCATTCATAACAAACATATTATCCCAAGTATACTGATCTGTTTCCACACAATCCGCAAATCGGGAAGAGGATGCTGTAGAAGAAGTTACAGCATTACCAATAGAAACAAAATACGAACTGCTTTTTGATTGATTAAAATCATTCAAAAATACTTTAGCATTATTTTCTCTTCCTCTTTGTCTGAAATTTGACATATTAACCCTCTGTGCTTTCGTCAGTACTTGTTGATGTATTTATGAAATTTTCAAACAAGATTTCATCTGCTGCATATTTATTTGGTGAATTTGTGTTGTAAATTCTTTGTGGTGGTTGCTCATTTTCTGTTATTTCATCTTGAGCATAACTGCCATAGTCAATTTCTACAGCATCAACATAAGTTCTTACATCTTGATCCACATCTTTATTCAGTTGTCCATCAAGTTTTCCTATGGACGCCCAGTAGACGTAACCTCTATCAATATAGTTTTTAATTTTTGCAAAAATTTCATTTCTAACTCTATTGTAGAATTCAGAATCTCTTGTGTGTTGTCTGCCGTCGTGTGGACCAATTAGATTAGAAGAACTTACTGCTGCTGTTGGTGTGGCAAGTCCTTGATCGTGCCATGCTGGAGAAGTTTCCCACAATCTTCCGTAACCTTGCCAATTTGTAAAATTATCTCTATAAACTTTACGCAATTCTGAACTTAATAAGTAGTAATTTTCTACAATTACTCCTATTTCAGTGTTTCTTCTATACCAAGAGAACATATTATTTGGATCTAGACCAGCAAATCCTCCTATTCCACTTTCATTTTCTTTTCCAATATTCCACTCTCCTTGATTTAAGTAACCGTTTAACAAAATTAAATAAGGACAGTATTGATAAGCACCAGAAGAATAAACTAAATCATTAGGATCACCTGATTCTGTTCTATAATCTTTTCCACTAGCATCTAGTTTTCTATATCTCTCTCTACCTTTATTGTACCAACAATCGTCGGTATATACTGTATTGAAAGGATCTCCTGCCTCACTTTGTGAAGGAACAGCAGTTCCCTTACAAATTTCCTCAGTTAGATCAATTTTCATTAATGTTTTTCTTGGATAACTAGTATTTGCAACTTTATTAAATTCATCTAATATTGGTGCTCTTGGATCGATAGCAAGGGCTTCTGCCATTACTGTCTTTAAACCAAACTCTTCAATCAACCAAGCCTTGTAGTCACCTACGGCTTGTCTTGACGCAGCATTTGGTCCATACGATACACTACCACCATTTTCATAATTAAACATTCCAGGTCCAGCATCTATCGCTAAGAAATTAATTCCAATATCAATCCAAGGTTGTAATTCATTTCTTAAGAATTGTGCGTGAATTGCATTATTCGCTGGATTTGGAGTTTGCCATCCTCTACCAGATTGTGCATTTTGTCCAGAAGAACCATTTCCAAGATCCCCACTAATTCCAATATCACCAACTGGTGTACCGTTTAATGTTGGTATTGCATATCCGATATACAAGCCAACATCCGCTTGTGGGTGTGCAGCAATCCAAGCACCTAACTGAGTTAACCATTCATTCAATCTTCCGTTTTCATTAAATGTTAGTGTTGTGCTTTGTGCTTGCTGAACCGTTTGTGGTATTCTTAGACCAGTTGCAGGATCTATTGGAAGATTATTACCATGCCAACATGCTTCGGATGGATTGATAATACCACCAGTATACACTCTGTGCTTCATTGCAGAAGTTATTGCTGAAGTATATCCTGGTCCATATGTAGTTGAATAACCACATGGAACCCAAACTAAGAATCTTCTATATCCTCTATTATAATTATATTCTAAATAATTTTCTATAATTTTTTGTATACCGGTATCCTTCACCCACAATGCATTTGCATTTTGGTTGTCTCCTGTAAACGACAAGTATGTGTTATTTCCACCAGCAACTGGTAAAGTACACGCTACTCCAGGTCTACGATCTACATTAAATTGTGCCGGTGGTTGAGGCCAATCTCTAATGTGAGTTTGCTCTTGGTTTTTCATAAATTTATGCAACGATCCATCTTTACGGAAACTCAATATTATAGAAAGACCTTGGACACGTTTTGCAGTTTCTGATAGTCTAATATTGGGCCATGTTGTATCATCGTAATTTGCATAATTTGACGCTTCTTGAATTGTGGCCGGAGGTTCTGTTATAAATGGATCAAAACGAGCAAATTTACCATAGTATCCAGTCCAATATGGATCATTAGTTAAGTCCTCGTAGGGCACTGCGACCATATCATCATAACTTGCATATTCCACAGCAAGTTCATATGCTATTTTTCTGGTGGAAAGTATACTCAATATCGATGCAGCACCTCTGTCTGGAGTTACTGGATTAGCATAACAATAATTTTTACAATTTGGACTGTAATCACTATTGCCAGGATTTGTACTGCATTGGAAAGTATCATAATCATTTTTTCTTATTTTTGTTGTATGATCAAATATTGTTGGTTTTACATAGGGATTATTTACAATATCTCGGCAACCAGCATGTGGCGTTTCGTTTTGAGCACATGGTCTTGGTTGTTCGTAAATACCTTCTGTTGCAGTTATCATATAATTCAATTTAGTTGCAACATAATTTGAAGTAGTATTATCTGACCAAATTATTTCGTCTTTTTGCTTTATAGCAGAATTTAGATTCAATTTAGCACACAAATCATTATTGATGCTAATTATTGGGAAGTCTAATGCAAAACTTCTTCTTAAACCACTCTTTGGTGATGATTTATTTGTATAAATTCTTGTTCCAGCGGGATGTGATGGATTAGTTGTTGTGGTTGGTAATGTTGATATTTCTTGGGCGTCAAATCTAAAACTTGTCCAAGATTTTTTATAACCAGCATTATTTGGATCACTGGAACTGTAAAATTCGTAGAAGGATTCCGCAACGTCAGAACCACACACTCCTTGCACGAACGGTGAAAAGAATTTACCGGAACGTTGATTATTGAATAAACCAACTCTTCCTTGTTCTTTAAAGTGAATCGACATTTCTCTACTTCTATTTGATTCCGCATCATTTAATGATTCAACTTGTGCTGTTGTGTTAAAACCATTACTTGTGCAAGTGTAATACTTGTGTGTATTGGTTGCCAAAGCACCATGAACTGAATTTGGATAATGGTTTAATCCTGTTATGATAAAATTACTTGGATCGATTTGAGGCATTAAACTAGATAAATCTTCTCTTAAATCTAAAGTATCGGGTTCACCTTCAGCATTTTCAAACAAACACATTTTTGATATTGCTTTTGCCATTCTAAACACTTTATCTTGAAGTGCTTTGACTGCCTTTTCAATCCAAATTAATTTTTCACTATTTGGTAGATTATTATATACAGCATGACCAGGATAATCTGGTAACAATTCATCACAATACGCACATTCTGTTACTTGATACTCTTGACTGAATAGTATTCCATTATTGGGATACCATTGTCCACCGCCCTTCCAATCTTGATAGAATGGAACAGCATACATGTCATAGTGTGCAATGTTTGCTTGATTACCAAACACTTGACGTATGTAATGGTTCATTTTTCTTGTTAATTTTACATATGAAACAACTCTTTGCCATAGATTTTCATTTATGGGTTGACCTTCAATTGTAACATATGCTTTTGTTCCATCTGCAAGAACTTTTCTGCCGGTTGCATTGACGGATCTTATTTGATCTACCAATTCTGCTTCATAATTTACTAAAACATATTTTGGTCTATATTCTCCGTTTACATACTCATCTGCATGATAATTATTCCAAGCAGAACTTTGTAGAACACAAGAAGGCACGTTTGGTAAATTATTTACAAAATATTGATAATCTGCCATTTCTTTTTCGTTTTCCAACATTTTTTGGAACAACGAGAAATAAACGTGATCTGCACATCCATCGTCTTTTCTCACCGGAGCAAATAAGAATCCGGTGTATTTAAACATATTTCCTGGCTCATTTCTTACATGAGGCGCATCGTTTGCACTCTTAATTTCTAAAGAAAGATTTGAGTGTTTTACTGGATATTCATAACCCAGAACAAATGGACTATTTTGATTTAGGAATATTTTTTCATCTAAAAGTTTTTGTCCAGAAACCGCACCAGCCTTCAAATCGGTTACTCTACCCCATGCAATCAAATCGCCGTTTCTCTTTAGAGCCAAAGAAACGTAAGCGCAACTACCAATCCATACACAATCTGCCGTATTTACATTCTTTAATGAAGCCGGCACATCACATTCTCCATATCTGTTTTCACCCCAACATACAACTGTTCCATCTTCACGGAGTGCGATTGTGTGGTGATAGGAACCACAAATTTGTTTAAATTTGCCTGTTGGTAGACCAGCAGTTTCGTCTGAATTGAAGAACGGTAAAGATTCTCCCCATTCATTTCTGTCCCAAGCAAATACACTACCGTCATTTTTTATGACTTGATTTGTATAATAACCAGCACCAATTGCTTTAACTGAACCCAAAGTGGTTTTAAGCAATTTTACTGCGGGGGCTGTATTATATCCATATGGTGCTGCTTTTGTGATTGGATCTGAGTCTGAATCTGCATTTGGATTACCCGCACCAACTCTATTCCAACCCAAAGATCCATCATGAGGACCACTTCCGGTTATTGTGTAATACCAGTTCCAACCCCAAGTTTCTATATTTCCATTTTGTGTTAATGCAATTGTGTGCGTTCGTCCGGCAACAACATCTGTATATTTGTTTCCAGAAGTACCGAATAGAGAATTTGGAATTTGTTGCCCAGCAGCATTAGTATATCCTAAAGAAGTTCCTCCGCTTGCTTGAACCATTGGCAAACGTCTATCACTTCTTGTCCAAGAACCATTTAAACTATAGTTTGGACTGTCTTGATTTCCTACGGTTGCTCTAGAGAATTGATAATCATATGGAGCACCAGTATGGGTGGACCAATCAATCAACCCACTCCAAGCAGCACTTCCAGTTGGTGGATATGTATCGTTCGGATATGAAGATGTTCCTCTCACATAAGGAGTATCATATCTACCATTTGGCGTGCCTTCATGTATATCACAACCTAACAAATTGTTTCTAAACAATCTATATTTTATACTACCCACTGGTGTTGGTACACATGCATTACTTGTACCGACATTTTCAGAACTACCAAATGAAACCAAATAAGATGACTTATCTTGTTCGTATTTGTAATAGGTATAAGGAACCGGATTTGTAATATAAAGAGCATCATTAACAACTGGAAGTGGAATCAATCCAATTGGTGTCCAAACTGTGTTTGGATCGCTCAATTGTGCTCCTTCATTTCCTCCAAATACAAACAATTCACCATTTTCCATCAGAACATTGCAATGTCCTGCACCAGCAGCAATCTTCTTTATTTTTACTTCGTGTAATTTTTCACCAGATCGTTGCATATATCTCAATTGTTGCATGAAGAATTCTGTATTTCTTTTTACACTACCATCTCCACCCCAACCAACAATTGTGTCATTTGTAGTTAAACCGTATACTTGTCCATAACCAACAGTTATTTGTTTATACTTTAAAGATTGATACTCTGTTGGAGGAATTAAATTATAACCAGAATACACCGGAATAGTTGTTGACCATTTTAAGGTTCCATCCTCCGTTGTCCAGAATAATACTGGCGACCAACCTGTTGCAACTGAAGAATAATTTGTTGAATTACCCAGTGTTCCTTGTTCGTCGTAATTATATGCTAAATCTGGTCTTCCGTTTTGAGTGGTACTTCTTACCCAGAAACTTGCTGGTATTTGTGTACTTTCAATTACATAATTTCCAAAATAATCGTAAGAATAATCTATAGGTTTATTTGGATCATAAGGTTGAGCAGTAAATACTTGTTCATTTATAGTAATATAATCGTAATTTCTGCTTCCATTGTTATTTGGGAATGGATCATTTTGTCTTAATGCTGGACCCCATTCACCATCAATTGACATCATTTCGGAAAAAACGGAATCAACCAATCTAGGAGATTGATAACAAGCGGCTGTTTGGTAGCAAGGATCTGTGCAAAGAGTAACAGATTGTGTTGGAGTTATATTTTTTATTACTCTTATTGCTTGTCCATTGCTATCTAATCTATAATTGTCTTCATACATCCAATTTAGATTAGCTCCCAAAAGCAACGATACTGTTTGACCACTTTCGTACAAATAATTTATAGGAGAAATAGATTTGCCTTGAGCATCTAATCCAATACCACTACCATAGTCATGGTTTGCTCCTCCACCCATTGCTTTATTCTTGTGTAGGAATGTGGTAAAATTTGTATCTATCATTGTAACATATTCTAAATCTACTGTTTCTTGTTGTCCACCTTCATCTAAAATATAAATTGGAGGCACAGAACTGGCAGTTAATAACCAAGCTCCTCTGCTATTTGCATCTAGTGTTATTGTTTGTGGTATATCACTTCTAGTTGTACTACTACCAAATGCTCTCAAAGTAACTGATGTTGAAGGTTTGGCAGTTAATCTCCACAAGTATCTGTTTGAATTTAATAATTTACCACCAGAAACAAATACACTAGTATTTACTGGAATTTTTGTTTTTACTACTGGCTGCACTCTACTGTTATTTGAGTTTTCTCTCCACTCATCAAGTACTTCATGTAAATCTAAAGTATCTGATTTATCGTAATTAAAATAGTTAAAATAGAGAGTACCATGTAAACATGCATGAAATACTGCTTCTTTCCAATAGGCATCTGCGTATTCGCCACCATTTGCTGCACAGAATCTAAATCTCTCAGCGACGCACCACTTTTTACTAATTAACCACGGAGTCAATCTTTGCCATGCGGTTTCGCTGGAATTTATAACTCCACGAATACGTTTCATATCGATTAAAAATGCTAACCATGCTGGAGATGTATATCGTTCGAATCCTTCTACCGCAACACCTTGTGGAAGTTTTGCAAATTTATATTTTTGATCATCATTTTCTGGATTGATCTTATAACCATATAAATTAAACGCAGTAGTACCCAACTCAGCATATATGTGTGGTGCAATCATTGAATCTGCACTATCTTCTCTTGGGGCTTCAATCCACAAGTTGTCCATATCCATAAATTCCATTTCAGTTTCACTGACAGGATAATGTCCATCCAAAGAAATTTTAACATTTGTAAAACCATTATCAACTAATGGATCTTTAAATAGTTCTAGTCTGTAATATAAATTACCCCAGTCGGTCAATACTGCGGTCCATGCGCGTGTGGCAGCATTATTACTTGAAGTGCCCCACGGTGGAACTTCCATATCATATTCTGGTTGTGCAGAATACAACCAACCAAACATAGGAGCAAATGCATCATATGCATTTGGTTCTGCTGAATTATACCAAGATGTAGAATAATATGGATATATTGTTCTATCTGTTGTGTTATTTTTAGTAACACAATATTCGTAACGATCCATAAAATCTTGTTCTAAAGTTTTTCCATTAACTGGATTTACTGTAGTTGTAAAACGAGGATCTGTTACTATACTTTCTAAAATATTTGGATTTGCAAAATCCACAGTACCAGTATAGTGTCTCAAATTGCAAGCATAATTTTCGGTTTGTGCAACATAAGCCTGTGGAACATAACTCGAAGATGGAATCAGATCAAAATTAATATCTGTGAATTGCGGTATTTGTTCACGAATCTTAGTCAATCCATTTGATGTTAATTTAAAATTACTAGTTGATGGATTAGTAAATCCGGCAAATGTTTCCAAATTGGCAAAAGTTACAGTATTTGTTACATCAAACCCACCTGTTGGTGGATTTGTATCCATATTTGGATATGTTCCACCGTTTGAATTTGTCATATTTAATATTATAGACTTACCATTAATAAATCCATAGTGATTAATTAATACATTGTTTTTTACTGTTGCTTTCAAATTAGCGTACTGTTGTACATCTTTAAATCCAGTAAACGTTCTTACACCGTTGATAGTTTCAATTTTAACATCACCGGCGATCCAAGGTGCTTGTTCCGTATATGCTGCATTTGTTATATCGACAGTTGTAGTAAAACCAACACCATCATTCCATCTATTAAGTCCGTGTGATGCTAAATAATTCCAAAAATTATATCCTCTTGCTGGTCCATCGGTATAACCAAATGGTTGATATACAATATTATTTGGATTTAAATAAGTCCACTCTAAATCTTTGTATAGGTAATTAAAATTAGTTAATGCTGGATTAACTATAAATGAGCCAGCCGCGGAATTAGTTTGAGAACCAGTGGAATTGATAAAAATATTGTTTTCAATTGAATTTCTTGGACCACCTCCTATATTCACACACCAACCCTGTACAACTGGGCCATCTGGTGCTAAAGAAGAAGGTAAACCGTGATTATAAAATACATTACCAAATATTTCCCAACCAGATTGATAGGCATCAGAATAAACACCAACAGATAATTGATGTTGTTGATCGCGGCAACCATATGGAAACGGGTCTGTCGTATCATATTTATTGTACCATTCTCTTCCACCCGGCAATCTACTGCCACAGGTATTAAAGAAATTGTAACGGATCTTACTACCAAAAGTAAGAACATCTCCTCCACCATAAACAACACCATAATCTTCTTGATCTTTTAATAATTCATAAAAATGATTGTATTCAACTATATTCTTTGAGCCTTGAAGTTGTACTGCTCTTGCACCATCTTTAAATAAATTCTTTGATGCTGTATTACCTACACCGTTTATAATCACACCTGCACATGCAGATGGTGCAGAAATTCCATATCTTTGGATTCTGCATTTGGTAACAACATTGTTTGCGGGTTCTAGAGTTTGTGGATTACCACCAGTATTTACTATACCATTCATCATAACATCATGGACATCACACGAATCTATAACAACATTAATACCACCTTGAGAACAAATTCCATCCAATTTCATGTTGTATATTTTGCATTGTTTTATATTAATATTTTCACACAATTGAGTATCAATGGCACTTCCAGCACAGTTTTTAAAAGTTAATCCAACAATGTTGACGTTTTTTACTTTATACAATTTAAATAAAGAGTGAATTACGTCTTTATTATTCATTATATCTCTGGATTGTGTTCCACCACCATTACTATCCCAACCCAATGGAGAATTTACCCATCCCGGATATTTAAATGTATTGTTTGGATGATTTGGATCAGAACCATAATGTTGATGTTCTGATTGAATTACATCATGAGATTGGAAATAAATGGAACCCGGTCCAGTTAAAGCTCTATGAGTTAAACTAATTTTACTACTGGAAGATAGAGCAGTTGGAGGATAGAAATATAACTTTTTGTTAGTTCTATCAATATAATATTCACCTGGTCCTATTTCGGTTGGAACGTTAAACGCATACCATCTTCTTGGTGTAGGATTTGCATAACCGCGACCCAAATCTGAACCAGAATAACAATAATGAGTATTAGTTATTGTATAATGTGAATTTTGAGATCTTACTGTAAATTCTCTGTCATCCAAATCAATATTTACTAATTTGAATGTTTCTTCTGCCCATTCAAATCTCCAAAATCCAAACAAATAAATGTCATCAAATGGTTGTTCATCTGTTCCAGAATTAACTGCCCATCTAGAGATTACATCATGATAATTTTCATGAAAACATTCATATTTAAATTTGCCTTGACGTTTTGATGCACAGGCAACGGGATCATTCCAACAAACACCTTCGGTGCCTGTATCAATGATTGCAGTACTTAAATTTTCTATGTGAGCACATTCATCAAAAGAATAGCCAGAAAAAGATGTTTTCTTTGGCCAACGAGATACAGTCATTGCTGTATCGTTGTATATTAAATCTGGAACTGCTGGTTGTCCCGACCACATTTCGGCTGCTTGTCCACCAGGCACACCAGTCAATCCCGTTTTATAACCACTTGTTGCTTGTGGCATTCCTCGCCATGCTGGAGGATATTGACCCAAATCATAATCAGTAACGTCAGCAACATATACATTCGCCTGAGCAGTTGGATTATGGGCCAGACGACTCCACAGTGGATCTGAAGAATTTAACGCAGTAAATTCCGTCCAAGCAATTTCTTCGTCACCAGAAATTATAACTTCTTCATTTTTATATGGTTTATAAGTTATTGTTCTTCCGTTTGTTCCACTATAAGATTCGTTTAAATAGAAAACTGGATTAGAAGATGTACCTAAAATTTTATAAGTACCACCTCTTATACGAATTTCAATATTTAATGGACCGGTATAATTTTTTGCTAAATCGGCTGCTTTTTGTAGTGTTTTAACTGGTCCTGTTAGTCCACCAACACTTGGGTTTTCGCCACTCCAAGAATCGTTTCCATCATTTACAGAAACGTAAATGTTATAAGTTGCATTACCACCACAAGTTCCTATAGCTTGTTGTTGGCTTATTGTCCAAATATTTGGATTTGCTCCATCTGTGTATATTGAGTTGTCAGTAATGTAATCAAAAGACAATCCATCCGCAGCACAACGAGCAAAGAATTGATTTACACTAGTTTTAGCATCTGCTATTATGTTTTCGTGCCATGCTGAAAATGGTAGTTTTTGTGATTGTGTAAAATCTGGATACTTTAAATTTGTATTGTTTACGCTTATTCCTTCAAGATCTGCATAGTAATCAATATAAGTTAAAGGACTCCAATTTACATTTACTGGTGCTGCTGACCAAAAAGTTGTTTGTAATACTCTTCTACCTTGTGGAACTTCTAATAACTTATTTTTAAAATTTGTATAATTTATAGCACTAACATATTCATTGGTCCAAGCCTCATTATCAGTGGTCGTAGTACCAACCCATCCACCCATATTATCGACCCAAATCATAGGAACAACAGAAGTTGCATTTTCATCAACCTCACGTATCCATGCGGCGGCAAATACTTCATAGTCTGCGGCATCTATGTTTGTCGATAAATCTGCTTCATCTTGTGCTGGTGGATTTATTAAACTTTGATCATATTGATCGTTTAATCCAAATACTTCTGTTGCAAGATATGTGAATCTGGAAGCAATTAATTTCATTCCAGAATAATCCCAATGCACAAAGTCTTTATTTCTAAAGTTTACAGTATTATTCCAGATAGAATCTGCATTTAATGAAGCATCTGAAGTTTTTACCCAATATAAAAGATTATCCTCATTTGCAAGTTCACCAATTGCCACATTAAATTTTTGGAAAATTGGAACTCTATCCATTAAATAAGTAATAAGAATTGGAGCATTAAAACCAACTGCATTTCTCATGTTTGTGAAATGAGCACGCATTTGAGTTTTCCAACTCTCAATATCTTCTTCAGTAAATGGATCTTCCCAAATACCAGTATCTACCCATTGTTTAATTTTACCATTTTCGTACAAATTTCCGGGAGCATGTGCTCTGTCAAACGCATATGCGTCATTAATACCAATCGTTAAACATATAAAAATATTTGCAGATGCACCAACTTGTGCTTTTGCTGCATCTACTCTTTCAACAAATTTTTCCCAATAACCAGTTGTAGTATTACTGTCGGTATCCCAATCAAAAACAGTAGAACCACCCATTGCAACTTTGCACAAATAAACTTCACTATTTCCAAAATATCCACTATCAACTTCATTAGCAAATCCCAATTCAAAGCCATGTGGATATCCACCAACTGCTGTTGTGCCCCACGGATATGCGTTCCAATATGAAGCATCAGTTACATCTGCGTATGGTGGTTGTGGAAGATGACCTAAGAAGTTATTACCATTAAATCCAAATCTCAAAGATTCAAAAGTCAAATTATTGTTGTTTAATATTTGAACATTATTTCTTTGATTTAATTCTGATGCCAATGCACTACCATTGTAAGCAAATCCACCAGCATTAGATTCACCAGTAATAATAAACAAAACTGGATCAGGATTTACTGTGTTATCGGTTTCTTGTTGCACTTCATCCGTTGGTGTTGGTGGTGCATCTGGCAAAGAACCCAATGCTTGATTAAAAATATTATTTGGGTTATTTAAAAATGAACCCAAGAAACCCTGAACAGATTGTTTTTGAATATTAGAATTAATATTTGGCATAATTATAAGTCGTAAAGTAAAGGCTCTGCTCTATATGGAGCGTATTCTGGTATTATATCTATAATGGAATCGGTAGATGGTCCTGTTTCTGGGCTGTAATCTGTGGGATTATCATCCGTCGTTGGTTCGGTTGGTATAATTACTTCTTGTAAAAATCTCAAAACAGGTTCAGATTCGCCAATCCTATCGGCACTAGTAAATATTCTATCACTTTCTCGAATTATTTCTGCGTTTACAACTCTTCCAGAAAATGGATCTGGTTTTGGTTTTATTGGTCTAATACTTGGAGTAGATGTAGCAGCGAACAGATCTCGACTTTCTTGCAGTAAATCTAAAACATCATATCGATAAAATGGTTTATATCCGGCAGGGTGTACTGTTTGTTTTAATATTTCTGAATATGAAAGAGGAGTTATTGAAGATCCTATTTCATAAGAATTTTGTTGATAGTAAAAATTGTCGGGAAGTATTGCAATTTCAGATAATAGTGATTTTTTTGTAGAATAACGACCTTCATCTTTAAACAAATAGCCAGTTTGGTATGATATCCTACAATCATATGATAATTGAGGACCTGGGTTATTTTCGTTTTCTGGGTGTGGATTATTTAATTGTGTTGTGTAGTAACTTATATTGGTTTCTGTGTAATCGTATCCCGGATCTAATATTTTAACTTTTAATATTTCACCCAATTCGCTAACACTTTCCACAATTCCTCTAAATCCACTACCGAGTGCTTTAATGACAATTTCTGGATACTCTACATTTTGAACACATCCACTGCATGTATATTTTGTAGTACTACCATAACCACTTAGTATCAGTTTATCTCCATATTTGAAATCGTATTTTCCATAACCTAGTGCATTTTCGCATGTATTTAATTCTGTTCCAACTATCATAGAAAACAATTTTAATTCTACTTGTTGTGTTATTCCTTCAACAACTTCGTCATAGAATACTGAAGAATCTGTCAATTGACCATATACGTCACTTAAATGAGCAGTTGTTACGTTTCTTCCAGTACCAAAGAAAAATGAAACATCTTCTACTACTGCAAAGAAAGACTTATTACCATTTGCATCAAGACCATAAATCTCTTTACCAATTAAAAATCCACAGTTATCTTCTGTTAAATTTTGTATTCTTATAAATGTTGGTACTACCCATTTCCCTTGTGATGCTGTTATAATTTTTTCTCTAGGATATGAAAGAGTTATTTCCGCATCAAACATCAATCTAAACAAAAATCTAAAAGAATCTTCGGTTCCTTTTCTTTTATAAAAATCTCTAATTCTTTTTATAATTTTTGTAATATCAACTTTGTTTCCAGTTTCCTTGTCTGTTGCAAATTTTTTAGGAAAAACTGCAAGATATGTTTCATAAAATTTATCAATTAACTCTGGTGGAACAGTATCTACATCCAAGAATTGTTCAATAGAGTGTGGAATGTAATTTACATTTTTACTTAATTCCATCCATCTATAATATTCTTTAACAAATTCTACAAATACACCATATTCATATTGCAAGAAATCAGGTATAGTAGCACTTACTACAGAAGATAATTGATTTTTTAATTCTAACGTAATAGGTTTTGTTGAAAAATATATTGTTTTTCTAGTATTTGGTAATTCTTTGCCATATTTGTTTCTAATATAGCAAGTTAAAACGTGATTACCTTCAGTCAAAGTTACATTAAATAAATCTACTCTATTAGTTTTTTCATAAACCGAATTGCCGATTTCAAAAACTACAGTTGAAAACAAACCATCAGTATCTCGCACTTCGTAATTTATAGTTACTAAATCCGAAAAAACTATATCATTTGCGACCGGAGTTTTAATCTTTAATTCGATCATTTAATTGGTTTTCTATAAGCAGTTTCTGTCAAGTTGATAACAACAGAATTAGGATCATCACTATCTATTGTTAAAATTGTATCAGGATTTACAAACACATCAGAATCTACTACGTTAGCAAAAAACTTTATAAATGGGTTATTTTCTTCATTAATTTGTGGTTTAAATTTTGTAAGAGATAAAATACCAGTTTCATAATCTATACTACCAATATATTCTGGTGCATTTTCGGTTAAATCTATGTTTGAAAATTTCCCAATGCTATATTCTTTATTACCATTTTCAAAAGCAAGATATAATTTACCAGAACCATTATCATATATTCTGCAAAGTCTTATGTTATTTTGATAATCGTAATAGTTGAATCTTGAAGACTTTATATTTGGTTTATCAATACTATCACTTTTGACTATTTCATTTTGGAAATTAATAGTGTAATCTACAGCCGTTCCATAAACAGGAGTTAATCTGTATTCTAGTTGGGGAGTGACAGTAACACTTAACAAAGAAGTGTCAGTATTTTTAATAGTATTTTCCAATTCATTTACTATCAAATCTGCATCAAAAACATCCAAATTTGTTTGAATGTATTCATTTATTGCACTGATTATTTTAGTCTTAAGACTTTCAATTGAGCCATTTGTTTTAATGATATCGACTTTAGCATCACAATTGATTATTAAATAAATCAAATTGGGATCTACTAATTCTGGTATTATTCCTACAACTGCTCTATTTTTTGTCAGAGAACGCAATATAGCATTTTTTTCTGTGTTTGAAAGTGCTGCTCTGTTTTCTGGTTTTATTGATATAAAGATCTTTCCATAAGCGGGTGGTGTATTATCTTCTCCTCCCCAACATTTTATAGATTTGATAAAAGAAAAATCATTTTGCAAGACTATAGAATAATCGTCAGCAGTTACGGCACGCTCTTGAGTACTAAATGCCTTTGGTGCTTTGTATTTAATAGATTGAGTGGTTTCACGACTTGAACCACCATATGATGGAGTTCTCACTATAACTGTTGTATTTGGTAGAGATGGAGAAGTAAATACTCTTGCACCTTCTTCATCATTTACTCCTATTTCGTTTGCTTCTTCCCCATTAGTTTCTAAAAATGTAATTATTACTAAATTACCTTCATTTAAAGATTGTCCTATTATACCATCTCCAAAATATATTCTATAGTTCTCATCTGGTCCCTCTTCTAGAAAATATACTTTAGAAGAACCGTCAACCATTACCATATTTTTTGCTTCTTCCCAAACATCATTTATGCCTGAAGAATCACTTGTAGAATTTTGTACTCTTACGGAAATTGTATTTGTGTCGATATTAGTACTTCTTAAAGTTATTTTTTGTGTTGGATTGGAACCATTTATCACAAAATTTACGGTTTTAAACGTACCTTCTTTTAAAACTATACTACCTGTTGTATAAGTTTCCACTAAACCAGTGGTTTCATTGTAAGTATTGGGAGTATAAACCGCATCATTTAAGTTGTAAAAATAATAAACACTATTATCTTTGTTAACTTTAAATGCTGTATTTTTTGGTATTGTATAAGAAGACAATCCACCATTAGAATTTGCATCAATTAAAACTTCTACCGCACATGTTGCTGATCGTGAAGATTCGGGAGTATATCCTAAATTTTTAGCAATTGAAACTACGGATGATCTTTTTTGAGCCGTGTCCAAAAAAGCTTCATTAAATGTTATGTTATTGTATAATGATTGGTAATGTGTGTTATATGCCAGTATGTCTAAAAGAATGTTTAATGTAGATCCCTCAAAATTATAGGAATTAAATTTATCTTGCGACTTTAGAAAAGTTATTAAATTCTGTTTAATGTCGCTATAGTCTAATTTTGAAAAATCTGGTTTCATCTGATCCTCTCAAGATTTATTTGCAAGTTTTGCAATTCTTCTGATGCTTGGTTTCTTAAAGAAAACGTTATATCAATTTGCAGTAAATTTTTTTCATATAAACTTTCAACTTCTACTTTTTGCAACTTGATTCTGGGTTCATATACTGAAATTATATATTCAATTTTTTTAGAAATAATGTCTTTTAAAATTGGATCTGGGAAATTTTCAAATAAAACCTCATTTAATCCTACATCAATTTTAGGATCAAAGGGTTTATCAAATCTTTTCATTAGCATCAAATTTTTAAGAGATTGCTTTATAGCATCGATATTCTTTTTAATTGATATGTCGCCGGTAACAGGATTACTGGTAAAATCGTTACTTATGTCGGTTATATTTAAATTGGTTTTAGCCATGTTTTATTAATAGGGTGTTAAGTATTCGTACATCTTTTTCCAAATGATCTATTGTTTTATTTGGATTTATGCTTTCTGCGTGGTTCCAAGAGCACCATTCACAACAAATATAACCGAAAGGAGAAATTGTGTTGTGTTTTTTCATTGGAACAAGAATAAAAGCAATAGTGTTTCTTGATTCCATAAATCCTTTAAAGTGACTATCAATCAAAGTGTTTGTAAATATTATTCTTGGTTCATCTTCTTGTAGAATTTTTAATTTTTCTACAAATCTTGTAAGCAAAACACCTTGCTGTTGATCTATAGTTTGTGCGACACCTAGGGAACATGATTCATGCGTTATTGAAAACTTTAAAATACTCTCTCCACTAAAAAAATCTCCACCATTATGAAATTGTGAAATATAAACTCTTGCACAATCTAATTGCAATCTAAGTTCTGTCAAAACTTCATTTACTTGAGTGTGTATTTTTGTAAAATCTTTTTCCGAATTGGTAAATAATTTATGTGTTTTTCTTTTTTGAAAAACGTTCAATAACGAAAAACTTATTCCAACAATAAATGATACCAGCGCAAATCCAGCCGTATACCACATATCAGGAGTTATTGATTTAAATAGTAAAAACATAATTCTTCCCCGTTAAGTGCGTATCATTATTTATTATTTTTTGGCGCTAGTTGGCACCCATTCCTTCTTATTGTTTTGCATAAAATCTTTAGTATTTGACGGTTTTGATGTTTGATATTCACTTGGATTGTCTAAATTCAGTGGTTTAGGATCTGGACTGAATGGTGGTGCTTTTTTATCGTCGGGTTTATAAAGCAATGGGGTTTTGAGTGTAACATTTTTTGAACTTTTTAGTTCAATTTTATCGGTAGCAGAACGCAATACTGTAAACTTTTCTCCAATTAATTCTAAAGTATTCCCGGAATATATCCGCATTTTCCCATTATATTCTGCCCCAAATATATCCATATCCAATTTAGATTTAATCGTTATAGTTTGCAATCCTTCTATCTGTATACCAGCAGTAGAAGCCAACCACCAATTTCCTCCGGTTTTTGTCACAAAAGATCCATATATGGTTTTTTCTTGAGATTGGAGTTCTTGTTTTTTGTGTTGTCCTTTTTCATTAATGTTACCAACAACTTCGGTTATTTGATTTCCGCCGATATAAGTTCTCTTATTGCCCAACAAATATTCACCCAAATAACCCGAACTGTTTGTGAGATATTTTTGATCAAAATCTCCATCAATTCTTTCATCTCTATTTCCTCCTATTTCGTTCACAACATCCCCACCAACTACCACGTGCATATGTCCTTTTACTTCTAAATTATAATCACCACCAACTGTATGATTATAATTTCCTTCATCTTGGAGGATATTCACATCACCTTTATTTAATCTTATATTTGCATCCCCCTCAGCAACAGAAACATTCATATTTCCTTTTTCAATGTAAATATTAACATTGGAATTACCAGATATAAAAATGTCAAAGTTTACATTTTTCTCTTTAGTGTTTTCTTCTTTGTTTTCATTTACTAGGATTTTTAGTCCTTTATCTACAGTGACTGTAGAATACCCACCAAGATGTGCATAGTTATCCCTAAACACATGGAAATAATGATCTCTTACATTTTGTTCCACTACATCGCCATTTGGATAATATTCTACATTTGAACCAGAACGATGGAACAACGAAATTCGTTCACTACCTGGCGTATCGTCCATTTCTATTAAATGACCGCTTTCACTTTGAAACGCTTTATTAAAAGGATATATTGATACTGGCTTAAATTCTTTGCTTTTCTTTTCTTTACCACCACACGGATCTTTTGGTTCAATTTCTTCACCTTTTACTCTTCCGTGTTCTGTTTCTGGTTGTTTCCATTGTTTGTTTGAACAAGTTGCAAAACCGGAATCTCCGGAACCTTGTCCCCCCCCACCACCTCCACCCCCACCACCGGATTGTGTTGGGGTATTTTGGGCAGAAGCAGATGCTTGTGGATTACCGGCTGTGACTCCACCTTTTACTGTAACATTACCTTTAGTTTTTTGTGTAGACTCTGGAGTTGTTGCAGAAACATTATCACCAGAAGGAAGATTTATTGTTTTACCAGAAGTTGGTCTTCCCTTGCCTGTAATTTCTTTTCCAGAATTTTGTTCTGAAACTATATTTGGTTTATCGCATTCGCTCATGAGTCATTACATCCTAATATTTCTTTGTTGGAAGAATTTAATGGTTTTTCTTTTGTCAATTTCCAGTTGTCAAATTTGGAAGCCTCTATACTGCTTTTAAATGAATTATTTCCAGAACCCAACCCACTCAATGTACCTTTATTTGCTTCACTTTTATTCACCACACCACATTCAAAATACTCCTCAATATCAATATCTGCGATTGGTGCCGAGTCCAGCAATCCTTCTGGTCGTGGTGTTTTTTTTAATTCTATTATTGTTTCTTTTATTTTTGTTTTATCGTTTATCGTTATTGCTCTACCCAAACGATCAGTTTGTTTTTTAGGTTCTAATTCTTCTAGTTGAACACCACGTTTTTCAGAAGATTCTTGATTTCCAAGTGGATAATTTCTTTTTACTTCTTTTGATGGATATTTTTTAAGATCTTCTTGTTTTCTTGGATCACGGAATCCATCACCATAATTTTTTTGGAAAGTTTCAGATTCTGTATCTTTTTGTTGGAGAGTATCAATACCTTTGGTTTCTTCCTTTGGGGGTTCTTCCGGTAAAGTTGGCAACCATCCAACAACTACTGGTTGTTGACATTCAACACCATCTTTAAAGAATCCAAATACCCATAATCCTTCATGCAATCCTACCGCTGTCGCTTGCGGTGAATTTCCCGTTGTGGCTGGTTGTATTACTTCGGCCCAAGGCAAACCCTCAGTTGGAATATCTTTTTTAAATGGACTATGATAACCGTGTATTCTGACTCGAACTCTTCCCTTTTGTAATGGGTCCATTCTATCTTCAACACAACCCCACCACCACCTAAATGTAGGATCACCCAAATGATTATTAGGCATATTCATCTCCTTTAGAATCTTTTACTGCCTTTATACGCATCGTATATGTTGAAGATGGAGTACCAGCAGTTCCACCACTTTTTAAACTGATATCATGTGATATTGCTGTAATTAAAAATTTGCCAGTCAAAAATACATCTTTCTCTTGCATCTGAACTCCGGATTGTTCAATATATGCTTCATTCAGCATCTTGCGAACTTCTATTAAATCTCCAACTTTCATTTCACTATTACCGGGTACATTTAAATACATTACAATTTGGTCCATTTGCTGCATGGAACCCATTCGATTTCCAGCCCAATCGTCTTGTAAACCAACACCATCTTGTCCTGCCGGTTCTTCTGAACAATCGTGTAAAAATCTTTGCTTATTAAATCTTCGTACTGCAACAGCACTGTTTGCTATTTTTTTAAATTCTGATTCTTTTTCTACGTTAATTATGGCTTTATTTGAAATGGTACTATATTTGTTTTTATCATAAACATGGGTTTTTGAGAAGTAATCTCCGGTAGTACTATCAAATGAAACAATTTCAGAAGAATATAATCCTTCTAAAGCATTTTCGAAAGGAGAAAACCCCTCACCACTATGACGAATTACACTATATTTTGCCTCTTCTGTAGTTAATTCGGGATGTGGTTGTAATACTTTATATTTCCATTTTACTTCTTTTTCTTTAAATTTAGATATAGTAATAAAATGGTGTTTATTGTCTATGTCTTGATAAAATACGTAATCTACGTTTTTTGGATTTTCTTTAGATCTTGCTTGTTTGGACAATAAAATTATATGGGAAAATGGTGAATCGTATGTGAATACTCTTTTGACTTTTCCTTCAGTTTCTTGGATATCACATTGTATATCAATTTCTTTACAAAAAGATTTTACCATGTTTGATATGGTATCATCATAGTATTTTGATATCATTCTGCTATTGTTGACAAACAATGGTTTAGTGGCAAAATAACACATGATTTCAGTATTAGTTGTGCCTGGTATTTCTGATCCTGGCATTATCTTATACACAAACATGTCTTTAGTTTTTATAGTTTTTTCTGTATTTCCTTTAAACAGACTATTAATGGAAAAATCAATAGGAGATAATGCTCCAAGCGAACCTGTTCTTTGGTATAGATTTGCGCTGGCCGTATTAAGAGTAGTCAAATGACCCCTCAAAACTGGATCAAAAAGACTCTCAGTTATAGTTAAACCTGTTACTATTTCGGTAATATCAATACCGTTTAAAGTTATAGTAGGTTTATTTGTTAGTAGAACGCTATTAATCATTTCAATCTACCTGTGCGAGTGATTTAAAATTACTAACAAAAGTCGTAATATATTGTGGTCTAATTAAGAAAATGTTTCTTCGTTTTTCGTTTTCTGCGGTTTCATAATCTGCGTTTGAAACAAAAATATTATTAGTTCCAGTGTTACTGTTGATGTAACCATTCAACAGCAAACGAGAATCAGAGGGAGAATTTATATGATGTAATGCTGTTTCATTTTCATAAACTACTCTTTGTACTTCTTTACCTGTTAAAACATTTTCGTCTTTATCCAACAAATTTATTACAGATTCTTGCAAAAGTTGAGATGGTGATATTTTTTCTGTTACTAATTTATTTAAGTTTCTATCCGATTCAAATACTTTAAATTTGTAACTATCTTTTGTGACGTATTTTACTTCACCAAAATTACTAAATCCCAACAAAGATGTATCCTCAAAGAACAAAGCACTTTTGTTTCCATATTTTGCTTCAATATAAGAACCCAATTCTGTTGAAGCCATTGGCCAATCAAAGAATCTACTCTTTATATTATTTGTTATTAATATTACCCAATAATAATCAACTTTACCATAATATGAGAAGGATAAACTTTCGGGTGTTTCTCCCTCTGAAATTTCATATTGTTCAACTAAATCACTTTTATTAAACTCAGAGGAAAGTGAAACAATTCTTTTGAATATGTCTGGAATTGTTACATCGCCATATTGTGTTGTTCCCAATTTATTAAAATACATTTATGACCTTTACTTGTAAAGTTCTTCCACTTTTTCTCTGGTGAGGGGAAGAAGTTCTTGAAATTCTAAAGTCAACGTAGAGTGTACTGGTTCACCATCTTTATGGAATGCAGGTAAACCGGAACCGAAAGGATTATAGGTTATATTTGTTAGCGCACACAAATCTGTAGCAAAAATTGTTTTTTGAGCAACAACAATTTTGAGTTTAAAAACCTTTGGTGTTGAATAACCAACGCCACCAACACTCGGATGCATTCCACTTCTTAATTGTTTTAATAGATCACTATATTTTTGAGCAAATGTTTTATCAATTGGCATAAAATCCCAAGTCATTTGGAACTGACGCAAATTTGCATTTCTAAACAATAAAGTATTTAATGGATTTTTTACAGTACCATTTCGTCTACCAATATCTTTTGCAAATCCACCAATACCTATTTTTTCCATCAACTCTAAACCAGCATCTCCAAGTGTTCCTGCATCTACATCTGGTCCTTGAGTACCGGCAACCCGCATTGCTAATCTATTTAAAAAGTCCGCACCTAATTCTTCTTGTTGCCAATCTGCACTATACAAATCACTTAGTTCTTTTGGTAATTGCAAATAATAGTTTGCTATTGTTGCTGCGGTATTACCTGCACCTATTTCGTTTTCCAGTATTTGTATATTGGAATACATCATATTGCTGTCAAAATTACCTTGACGAACATCGGTTGGTACTAAATTTACATTGGTTGCCATGTAGTATTAATCCTTTTCTAAATACTATGTATGTCGTATAAAGGAAGATTTAAGCCAAAGAATCCCTCTAAGTACAAGGGAGATCCCAATAATATTGTGTACCGTTCTCTGTGGGAACGTAAATTTATGACATTTTGTGATAATACGGAAAACATAATAAATTGGGCTTCTGAAGAACTACCAATACCATATCTTTCTCCTGTAGATAAGCGTTATCACCGTTATTTTGTGGATTTTGTTATACAGGTTAAAGAAAAAGACGGCTCTGTGCAGACATATATGGTAGAAATAAAACCCCATAGAAAGTGTCAAGAACCCGCAAAGAAAAAGAAAATAACTAAAGGTTACTTACAGGAAGTTGTTGAATGGCAAATAAATAAATCAAAATGGGCTTTTGCGGAAGAATTTGCTAATAAAAGAAACTGGAAATTTAAAATAATAACAGAAAAAGAACTTTTTGGAAAAGAAGAACCCCCAGAATCCGAATCGTAACCCACAAACCGCAATATCGTGGTTGAGGGATAGTATGCGGGGAATAAACAAATCCCAAAAAGGAAAACCCGATGACTATAAGCAATTTCTTCTAGATCCTTCTAAAAATCTAAAAAGAAAATTAACTGGACAGGTTTTACTTTTTCGTTATATACCCAAATCTAAGGATAGGATATTTGATCGTTATCCTTTAGTGATAGTAACAGGCATATCTGGATCGATGTTTTCTGGAATAAATTTGCATTATATACCACCAATGGATAGATTTAAAATGATTCTACTGATGAATAATCTTTTGTATAATTACAACGAAAGAGATCCCCAAAAGGTAAGAGTTAAAATTTTGTCCTTGTTGAATAAGAAAATATTTGCTAAATATTATGGCACAGTTTTTAACAATTATTTACCAAAAAACATAATGGGTAAACCTAAAATAACAACACCAGAAGAATGGACAAATTTTGCGTTTCTTCCAGTTTTTAAGGGAGTAAATCCAGCAAATTTGTATTCTGAAATACGCAAGGAAGTATCTTAATGGCATCAGATGTAGCCAGTAGTTTAAGAGCAATAACCGGTTTGGTGCGTCCAAACAGATTTTCTGTAGATATTTTTCTGCCAGGAACTTCATTAAGCGCATATCAAATTTTAGTAGAATCTGTTGAATTTCCTGCACTCGCTCTTGGTACTGCCGATTTTCAATATAACACACAACCCATAATTAAAATCCCATATGCTAAATTACCGGCACAAACATGCAATATCACTTTCAGATTGGATGGTGCTGGAAACCCCACGGCAGATTTGTATGCATTTATGGAAAAAGCAAGTCCCAAAAGTCAATCTGATTATTTTGTAGAATATGTAAATAATTTATGGGGCACTTTAAACATAGTTGCTATGGATTCTGCAAGCAATACACTATATGCAGTTAGACTCAATAGAGTATTAATAACAAACATAGACGCCGCTCAATTGTCTTTTGATGACAGAGATTCATATTTAAAACAAACTGTCACTTTCTCATATCAAGATGCAGAATTTACAAAATCGAATAATCGCTAAGGAGATTAAATAATGTTACCAAAAATTGACGTTGCAACCTTTGAAATGAAATTACCATCAAATGGTCAAAAAGTAAGATATAGACCATTCTTAGTAAAGGAAGAAAAAATTCTTCTAATTGCCGCAGAATCTAAAGACAATGATCAGATTCTGCAAGCAATGGATCAAGTTATAACAAATTGTTTGATCGATAAAGTAGATATTGAAGAATTACCATCATTTGATATTGAATATATTTTTCTAAAATTAAGAGAAAAATCAATAGGTGAAGTAATCAAAGTGAATGTTATTGATCCAGATACAAATAAAAAATTTGAAGTAAATGTAGATTTAAATAAAGTTATAGTAAAAAGATCAACAAAACACGAAAAAAGATTAAAATTATCAGATTCTTTGTTTGTGGAAATGAAGTACCCAAACATGCGAGCAATTCTATCAGTAGATCCATCTAAACCGTTGGTAGAAAATGGATTCAATATCATAGTAAATTGCATTGATAAAATTTACGATAAAGATTCTGTATATAATGCTTCAGACTATTCTAAAAAAGAACTACAAGAATTTGTAGAACAATTTACGCAAGATATGTACGAAAAAATGAGTAAATTTTTTGATACAATGCCCTCAATATACTATGAGTCGGAAGAAATGTCGCCGTATTCACAAAAGAAAGTAAAGGTTGTTTTGGATAAATTTGTTGATTTTTTCGACTAGGGCTGGCGAATGAGTCTTTGGAAAACATGTATAAAACAAACTTTATACTAATCCAAGAACATAAGTACAGCCTAACTGAATTGGAAAATATGATACCGTGGGAGCGAGAAATATATCTAAATCTTTTAATAAAACATGTAGAGGAAATAAATAAAAGAAAAGAACAATTAAAGAAAAAATAACTAATGTTAGCACTACCAACAATAACATCCGAGGGTAAACAAAACACTAAAGCAGTTTCTGGTATTGGACGAATGTTCTCAAATACTGGAACTGCTATGGTTTCTTCTTTTCAAAGAAACACGACTCCATCACGAAGAAGAATTGCCCGTCCAGAGTCATCTACTCTGTCAGAAAAAATGGATGCTGCGGTACAAAAACAAACTCAGGGATTAGATTACAAGTTTGTCAAAAAGGCATTTGATATTTACATAAACTTAGCAAACAACATAAAAAAGACTGTAAACGATTTAATCCAAAAAGTAAAAACCATACTTGGTATACAAAATGAAAGTGCGTCGTTAAAGGCACAAACTCGTTCACCAATACCCCAACAATCGACAGAACAACTAAGAGAAACCGCTGAGGCTCAACAAGAACAAGTTTCTTTGCAGATGGATCAAAATAAAACTTTAATCGACATTAAAGTTATTATGGAAAAGATCTTGAAGAAAATTGGAACGGGTGGTTCTGGTGAGGATTCTGGTGGTGGATTGTTGAGCACTGCCGCCGATGCTGCTATTCTTGCTTCTACATTAAGAAGAGGAGGAAAGGCTGGAGCACTTTCTCGTGTTGCCAGAGTTGCTGCTGGTGGAAAATTAGGAGCACTTGCAAAGGTAAGAGGCGCATCTGCCCCAATTACAACAGCCGCTAAAGCAATTGATACCACAACAAAAGCAGCAACTGGCACAAAAGCAGCAATAACAGGAACGGCATCAAAAGCAGGAAGCAAAGCATTATCTCTTCTAGGTTTTGGAACTGCACTTGGTGCCGCTGGATCAGCTGCTCCAGCAATAGCACAATCAGTAGCCCCAGTTGCAGCCGGAATACAAAACATTCCAGGTCAAGGGTTTGTTATGCAACCCCCGTCAACACCAACCACAAGTCCTGCTCAACTACTTTCAACCCCCGCATCCACAACAGCACAAGCCGCCGCAGCAGCACCAAAGCCCGGCTTCTTTGGTAGAATGTTACAAACTGCAAAAAATATAGGCACTGGTGCGGTGGGGATGGTGAAGCAACTTGGACAAGGTGGTCTAGAATTAGCAAAAGCCATTAAAAATCCTATGGCATTCTTAAAAGGACCTGGTAAAAACGTAATACTTCCTGCTCTAAAAAGAGTACCATTGCTTGGTACTGCAATTGAAGGTATCATCGGATACTTAAACATACCAGCAATACAACAAGATCCCAATTTAACTCCAGAACAAAAGAAGGAAGCAATTGGTGCGGAATTAGGTAAAAGAATGGGTTCCCTTATCGGAACTACCATAGGTTCCGCTGTAGGTTTGGTTGGAGGACCTTTGGGTTCAATACTCGGTGGAGTTATTGGAACGTATGGTGGTGAATACGTTGGTAATTTAATTGCAGAGGCAATAGGACCAAAAGAAGTTTATGAATTTGCGGCTTCTGTGCCTGGAATAGGTGATTGGTTTAAGAAGGGTGTAGAAAAACCAACAACAGCAGAAGGACAAACGCCAACAGCAAAGGTAGAAACACCATCATTGAAGGAAACTGTTGCACCTACACCATCTATAGCACCTACAGCAGCGTTTGAATCAACACCAACTGCTTCTCTATCCCCCGCGCAACAATCAACAACAGGAGAAGCAGTACGGTATCAAACTCAACAAAATATGAATAATGATTTGATGCAAACACCAGTTTCGGCAGCAAATACACAACCAGTAATTATAAACAATAATTATTACAACAATGGCACAAAGATGATGCCAATGGGTCAATCCGGTGGAACAGTAGTAGATGGTGCAGCAATACCACCAGATGAGAGCGGAATGGCAGCAGCACTAACCAGAGATGTCGCTAGAAGTTCTGGATTTGGTGTGCATGTATAAAAGAAAAGACGGCGTTTAAGCCGTCTTCTCCAAATTACACTCAAACAAAATTAGTTCACTCTTCCTTTGCCAACTTCTCAAAGTAAGAGAGCGCATCCTCTTCCTCCGCATCATCTTCGACCGGAGACTTCTTTTCTGGCATCTTTGGAGGATTCTTGAACTTTGGTGCAGAACCAAAACGCTGCTCCGCGTCCTCAATCTGCTCCATCTCTTCCGCAGTCTTTGCCTTACCTTCACTGCCACCACGAAGAACTGATTCCATCTTAGACTTTAGTTCGTCATAAGACTTGAAGTTCTCGGGATTAGTGAACTCCTTAAGAGCATACTGCTTCTTCCAAAGTGCTTCCAACTTTGCATCATCACCACCAAGAAGCGGAGTTGGCTCTTCAAATTCACTCTTGTCATAGTTGATATAACCAGCAACCTTGCGAATCTTCAACTTGAAGTTTGCACCTTGCCAGAAATCAAACACATTGACAGGAGAATCATCTGGGAATTCGGGTTGGATCTTCTCCATGATCTTATCAAAGATCTTCTTACCGAACTTAAAGAGGAACACCTTACCCTCGTTCTCTGGGTGCTTTGGATCGGAAACAACATAAACATTGGCAACATAACTCAACTTGCGCTTACGATCACGCGCAACAGTCTTGTCGTCTTCAATCCCGCTGTTCCAAAGTTCGTTGTTTGCTTCACACACTGGGCACTTCTTACCTAGTGTAGTTGGGCAGTTCTCAATGAACCATCCACCCTTGCCTTGGAACCCGTGACTAAACACACGCGCCCAAGGAACATCCTCACCGTCAACGACCGGTAGGAATCGAATTACTGCAAAACCATTTGATGCTTGATCCAGTTCAGGCTTCCAGAACCGGTCGTCCTTGTACGACTCTGCACCACCCTTGTTCAACTTATCCAACTCTTGGGTGATCTTTGAGAGATCGGTGGACTTCTTCTTTAAATCTTTAAATGACATTTGTATCCTTTCGTGTACGAAGTATTAAAGTGTGACAGATATACGAAGTATTATAACCGTATTATGTAGGTAAGTCAAATAGGAAGTCGAGAAGATTTAGGCAGGAAGTTCAATGACTGTGCTTCGGCTTTAATCTTTTCAACAACAGGCTTTGACAAATGCTTGGCAATATATGAAGGATCTATATTGTGTAATTCACAAATTTGTAGAACCGCATCCATATAAGAACAATTCTTCTTTTTAATTATCTTTTCAATTTCATTTTGAATATTTAATTCACCAGATTCAAGTATCATATTCTTTATTCTCCATATATTCCTTAAGACATTTGGTTGGTTGCCATCCAAGAGTTTGTTTAATTACAAAAATATCGGCACAAGTTTGTCTTGCTTCTCCAGTTCTTGGTGCAACATGAGTATACTCTCCACCCATCATTTTTGCAAGATCTAAAACAGAATATGATGTACCAGTTCCAACATTCATTATCTTACCACAAAGATTTGTATTGTGATTCATTGCTGCAATATTAGCAGAAACTACATCGGATACGTGAATATAATCTCTGGTTTGCAAACCATCTCCAACAACCGTCATTAATTGATTTGCTTTCTTTTGACGAGAGAATACACCAATTACAGGCGCATATGATCCGCGTTTTGGTTGTCTTGGACCATACACATTAAAATATCTAAAACAAGCAGTATCCAGATTGTACAAATCGGAGTACATTTTGCACAATCCTTCTGAAAAAAATTTAGAATATGAATAAGCATTTAAACAATCTGGTTTGTCGGATTCTTTTTGAATTGCCTTATTTGTCAATCCATAGATCGCAGAAGTACTTGAAAAAATTACACGTTTTGCTTTAACCATTTTGGCAGCATTCAATACATTTTGAGTACCAAAAGTATTAATATCTAATGCTCTACCGGGATTCAGTATACAATTTTGTATTCTTGCCTCTGCTGCTAAATGAAAAACGTACTCAGGTTCATGACGATCAAATACACCATTTACAAGATGTTCATTTGTAATATCGTAATGATAGTATTTTGCTTGTGGATTGAAATAGAATTGATCGTGTGCATCGGATGAGAGATCATCCATAACAGTAACATCATGTCCCTGTATAATTAATTCATCTACAAGATTTGATCCAATAAATCCACAACCACCTGTTATTATTGTTTTCATTTTGTTACCACATTAGAATTGTAATTTATAACCATGTCACAAATATATTCTAATTCCATATCAGTTAATTCAGGATATGATGGTAAAATTATACATTCGTTATTTAGAGTAGTTGCTATTTTATTGTTTGATTTAATATGTCGTAAATGCTTGTGTACATCTATAGGATAAAACATTGGTCTTGTTTCTATTCCAACCGAGTCAAAATACTTTTTAGATACTGCATACGATAGATTATTTTCAATTCTAAGACCAAACAACCACATGGAATGCTTAGTGTTGTTTTCCGCACTTTGTAAAGAAATTCCGTCTATATTTCTCAACAATGTTTGATATGTATTGAAGATTTTAGTTTTTCTGTTTTTAATTTCTTCATAATAATCCAATTGACCTAATAATATAGCAGCATGAATATTAGTCATTCTGTAGTTATATCCTAATACATCATGAATAAATCGTTCTTCTGTTTGTCCTTGTCCATGAACTTTATTTAAATATTGATATAATTCAGTATTATTAGTATAAACTGCTCCACCTTCTCCTGTGGTGATGTTTTTGTTACCAAAGAAAGATATTGCAGAACAAAAAGATTCAGATCCAGACATTTTGTTTTCGTATTCACCAAATATACCTTCACAATTATCTTCTATGAATATTGATTTTGGATACTTTTCTTTTAATTTTGGAACATTTACTATATTACCAAGATTATGAACAACCAAAAAAATTGTATTTTCGTCGGGTTCAAACGGAAGATTTGAGTAATCGGCATTCCATGTGTTTATATTTGCATCTATTGGATAGATATCAAATTCATGCAAATCGTCATATAATATGGCATTATATGCAGCAATATAAGCATTATTTGGAACTATAACTTTCTTTGCATTTGGATATAAGAACTTTATACCTTTAAATAAAAGATGGGTTGCGACTGTTCCATTGGAAACAAGTAAAGAGTGCTTAACTCCCAATGTCTTTGATAATTTATTTGATGCTATGTTTTTATACTTGCCTAAAGATGAAATCCATCCACTTTTTATTGCATCGTATGCATATTTTAGTGATTCTTCCGGTAAGTATGGTTTGTAAATTGGAATCATATTAAATAGTTTTTATGAGATGCGCCAAACCTGTATGTCCTTCCAATACAGATACAAGTTTGAATCCATGAAAATTTGTGCTTTGTAAATATTGCTTAACAAAATTACCTCTACCTCCAGATATAGACCAATCATGTAAACATACATGTGTGCCTTTTTTTAATTTATTTTCTAGATATTTGAAGGATTGTACATTTTCTGATAAATTTACATTTTTCAGATATTCATCTACTGGTAATTTGGTATTACTATCTTCCGCTTCGTCGCCGCCATCTAAAAACACAAAATTAATTTTATCAAACATTTCATCATTTAAATCTAAAATACCATCATTAAATCTTTTATTAACTAAATTAACAAATTTTTTGTCTTTTTCATTATTAAATGTCATACAAGCAGTATCATAAAATTGTTTATATTCTTCATATGTGTATAAGACGCCATAATTGTTATCAACTAGAGAAGAAACTATACTTCTTGTGCTTCCTGCTCCTGTACCAGTTCCAGATTCTAAGCATATATTTGGTCTGAATTGTTTAATTAAATCATATAAAAAATTTGCTTCTTTTATTGAAATTCTGCCTTGTAATTCGTTACTTTGTAGTTCTGCCATAATTTTATTTTCTTAATAAGTTTTATGTTTTCTTTGTATATGTTTTCCAGAATCTAAATCAGATCCTAATAATCCATCTTTAACTATTTCCAAAACTTTTTCGTCTATTTCGTCAATTAGAGTATTTCGTTGAACATTTAAATCACATGCCTTTTTTAAGCATTCCCACAATCTCAAAGATCCATCTTCCTGTAAGAAATATTTTTCCTTATATTCCTCGAAGGTCATTCTACGAATTTCGTACAACAATTCCTGATTATTCCACATTTTCATATCAATTGTTATTAGTTTATCAATTAGTCCACCAAATGTATCAGCCATTTTAAAATTCCTTTATCATTTCTAAATAAAATTCATTTACTTTTTTTATTTTGAAATTAAATTTATTGTAAAGATTTATAGCAACACTATTATTTATGTCAACGCTTAGATGTATTTTTTCTATATTATTTAATTTACAAGTAGAAATCATATGATTTAATATAAATGAACCAATACCATATCCTTGATATTTTTTACTAATACAAATCCCAAACCAATTTATATTATTTTCATTTTCAATATGATAATAACCAATTGCAGCATCATTCAAATATAACAGATAAGAGCAAATAT